CTAAGGGCGGACCTTGCTAATTTTTCCGCGTAAGCTACTGTTTTCATTTGTGTTTTCAGAAGCAGTAGACACAACGTCGTTTTTGGGAACGATTTGTGCTTTTGAATCAATAGGTGCGCCAAAAATGGAATCTACGATGTCGTGCGCCCCATCCGACTTTGCGTAGGTGTCCATCATCACTTTCGGGCTTGCCCATCCACCCATTTTTGCCGCCGTGACCGGATCTACGCCGCGCCTAACGACCAATTCCGTGGCAAAAGAAACCCGGCCAGATGAATGCGGCGGCGCATAAGAAATCCCAGCGCGGTTGCACACCGTCTTCCAGCCGTTGTAGACAGCATGACGGCTTGCATAGCCAAAGATGCCATTCGCCTTCTTCTTGTCGGCTCGGTTCATAATCCGTGGCTGGTTCATAAGATCGGCCAGCATATCGGCCATAGGCTGGGATATGCGGGTCATACGTGGCTTCGTCTTGGTCTTGGTGAGCATGACTGTGCGCACATCAAGGTCAACGTCTGCAGGCTGCACACGGCACGCCTCGCTAATGCGCGCCGCCGTCTCGTACATGAATCGAGCCATCGCGGCCATTCCCGGAGAAAGAGCGTGCATGGCGAACTTTTCGTGCCACTCCGAGTCGACGGCAGATTTCTTCTTGGGATCGACGGTAAGACGCTTGATCTTTATATGACGTCCATCTTCGGCCTGATAGGCATGGTTCATGATTGCCTGGATCGGCGTAATCACCTGACGATTGAGGGTGGCGTTTGAAGCTTTCGGATAAATGTCCTTGGCGTGCTGGACGATCCATTCTGGCTTGAGCGACCTTAGTTTCATCTTCCCCCAAGCCGTAACGATGTTGGCGATGAACCGTCCGTCCTTGCCTGACGCAAGGTATTCCATCGCAGCGTCGCTAACGCTCTTGTCTTCATCGTAGCCGCGCTGGTCGGCAATTTTGATCTGCGCTACGCGGACGTCTGTGTACGCTTGAGCTTCCTTTTTTGAAGCAAGGCCAGTACTTTCCCTGTGCTGTCCGGTGGGCCTACTGAGGCTGAAGTAGTAGATTTTCCCTCGCTTGTAGACTTTGGCCATTTTCCTTTTTTCTCCTCTTGCAGAAGGGCCGGGATATCGGCGGCAGAGATTAGCATTGACCGGCCGATCTTCTTAGCGACGCCTATGCGTCTTGCCTTTTCCCAAACCGTGCGGCTTGTCATGTTGACGCCGCTGGACGCAGTAATGCGGATAGCAATTTCCTCTGGCGTTAGCAGGTCGTCGAGAATTGCGGACGTAGGATTGTTATCATTGTCATGGTGTCTGCTCATAAGTCATCATCCTCCCACGTTTCGGCAAATCTGCAATTGGGCGGCATTCCGTCGAACATCGGCCGGATCTGCGGTCGCTTATAGCCGGCAAGGCCGCAGCCGATCGGCGTGACATAGAAGGTAAGGTCCGGCCTAGTTCGAGCGAAGTCCTTGAACGTCTCGACGTGCCTTTCGACGACGGCAAGCGGCAACGTCTCGATCCGCTCATTCTTCGTCGGGATGCCATAGCTGTTGCCCTGTAGTCCGATGCCTTGCCCGTAGATGGCGCCATGGTGAAGGACAGCGAAGCGAGCTGCGCCAGCGCCGTGGATGCCGGCAAGGTTTGAGCCGAAAACGAAAATGTCGGTCATGCCGCCCTCCCACAACCAACCAAATTATCAGCGATAGCCATCAGATTGGCAGCCTGACGCTCGAGACGAGCGTTCTTGCCATTGGCCGTCTTCCTGTTCGCCTCGGCGACCCAACGCAACTGCTGGGGCGATATGCCGTCAGCAATTGCGCGATCGATCGTGAGAAGTGGAACGATGTACGTCTGGCGCCGGACGGTGGTATACGGCTGGTGCGGCGTCGGTGACAGTCTTCTTGTGTTCATTGTGGTCTCCTCGATATGGTGAAGGCGGCCGGTTGGTCGTCGGCCGCCAAAGCTGATTACTCGACGACTTCGAATTCGCCGGCGACGGTCAGGCGGTATGACTTCCCGGCCTCGATGCCGTTGTCACCGACCATTGAGGATCGCACCGCGACTAGTTTGGCCGGGAAGACGGTTTCGTCGTAGGCCGAGAGACTGATGGCGCCACCTGTTTCGGCCTTCGCCGTGGATCTCGCACCGAGAGCGGCCGATATCGCACCATCCCCGGTGCTGGCGGCGTGCGCACGGTAGCCGGTGCTGGCGGCGTGCGCACGGTAGCCGGTGCTGGCGGCGTGCGCACCATCCCCGGTGCTGGCGGCGTGCGCATAGTCCCCGGTGCTGGCGGCGTGCGCATAGTCCCCGGTGCTGGCGGCGTGCGCATAGTCCCCGGTGCTGGCGGCGTGCGCATAGTCCCCGGTGCTGGCGGCGTGCGCATAGTCCCCGGTGCTGGCGGCGTGCGCATAGTCCCCGGTGCTGGCGGCGTGCGCATAGTCCCCGGTGCTGGCGGCGTGCGCACGGTAGCCGGTGCTGGCGGCGTGCGCACGGTAGCCGGAAGTAACGCTCTCCTTCGCCGCATCGACAATCCATTTGACCGCAGCTCGAATGAATTCAGGCAGGCGCAGTTCCGCATTGATTGTGATTTCGGCCGACGCAATCTTGCTGTCGCCATCAGGGTCATCGACGATGCTGCCACTGGCCTTCGTCAGAGCGAACTTGCTTGTGGCCGGACCATAGTAGCTCCACGCATCCAGGGGCATCAGGACCGAGTGAAACGCACCTTCGCCGCAACGTACGACAGGCTTGTCTGTCTTGTAGGTGGCGCCGATCTCGTATTGAAACGAAACGCCGCCGGGATTGCATTTCCAGTCATTGCCGAAACCCTTGTAGGTCGTCAATGCTGCGGGCGTATCAATTTTCTCTGCTCTCTTGGTCATATATGTCTCCTCTTCGTGGTGTGGTGGTTACTGGTAAATGTCGATGCCAGCTCGTTCGCAGATGAGGCGCAGGACATCCTTGAGGCTTTCGTCCGCTATGGCTTCGTCGATCCGTTCCCACAGCGGCAAACCGTCAACGCGCTGGCGTTCTTCGTCCTGTTGTTTGCACCACGCCTCACGTTCTGCGCGCCTCTCCGTTTTCCGTGCGTTGTTGGCCATATCCTGCCTCCTAGTTGTGGTGGTCAGTGCGTCAGGTAAGACGCCCAAATGGTAACGGCGGCAACAAATGCGCCAGCGGACAACGCAGCGCATAGATCTTTGAGGATGTCGCGGAGGGTCATCACGCAAACACCAGCATCATCGAACGACCAATGAGGTCGCAGCGCCGGATTTCCTTGGCGCCAATCCTCATCTTGAATTCGCGTACCGTGATCTGGTGCCAGTCGCTCACGACGGGCTTGCCGTCGGCAACGTAGTTGTAGTCGGCGTAGATCGTTTCGTTGTCGGCAAGGAGGGGTTCGTTGAGTACCTGTACTTTTAGGGCCGCACTCATTCCGCATCCCCCATCTCAGCAAGCACACGACCCGGCTTCTGCGTACGCAACGCAAAACGCCCGCGGCAATCTACATTGCGCGGGCGGGGATGTTTCTTGGCTCTGTAATCCGCGCGGCGCATCGGCTCGGCGCTGCCTGCGCAGCATGCCAGCGGAACGTGGTCCTCATCGATAATCTGGTTCGGTCTCATGCCCGTCTCCTCAGTGGTGGCCGCCTGGTTAGATGTGGCGGTGAGGAGATAGATAGCGAATTACCGAAATAGTGTCAACTACTAAATCGGTATTTTACCGTTGCGAGTATACGATAGGGTGAACTGACTTCACCCTATCTCGAGGGTAGGTGATTTCACCGGCCGGATTCCACTGGTGAAGGCGCAGATGATTCGGGCTCCACCCAACAAATTCCTTGATAAATCCGTGAGGCGGATCGTCTTCGTCTGATGGGTGCAGCTGCACGATGACGTCGGCTCCCCGCGAGGGTGGAATGTTCGGATTGATCCAAACTGTCTCACCGGGCTTATAGCGAGGGAACATGCTCTCACCGTCGACATAGATTGCATAAGCCTCTTTGATACCGGCAAGGATAGGCGGCCTAGTCTCCCAACCAAGCACCTCGCCGTTGAATTGATACAGGCCGTCCTCGCCACCCTTGGCGCGCCCATAGACAGGAACATCTCGAGCACCAAAAGAAGACATCTGATCGGCAATAATATTGGGTGTGGCACGCATTGTCTGTGAGCTTTCCATGAAGTCGCGCACGGCCGGGGCAATACGCTTCATGGTCGGATTCATCGATACAGCTTCGCTCATCAGCTTCATGAAAAGATCACGATCGATACCAAGAACGTCGGCGACCTTTTCCCACCCCCTTATTTGAGAGACGTTGTCGTTTTCCCAATCAGACACGGTCTTTTGGCTCTGGCCAACCGCTGTCGCCAAATCCGTTTGTGTCATCTTTAGGTCCCTGCGGGCCTTCCTGATTACTTCGCCTAACTTTTGCATGCGCGTTGCATATACCGAAATTGTGGAAAAATAAAACCGGTTTAGTGTTGACATAGAATCGGTAAAGCGGTAAAAGGTGATTGTGAACGGACAAAAAGAAGCCGACAGGGCGCTAGACCCAAAGACACAACGATAAGGAGACAATGTTATGCGGCAATATGAAAAGGAAATCCCCGTCAGAAGAGCGGTTATAGCGAAAGGTCGCGATCCTCCCAGAAGAAGAAGGCCGCCATTCGGGCGGCTTTTCCTATTTTTAGAAGCAGTAAAAATTAAGGGAGGGAACGATGAGAAATCAAATCAACAACATGTCGGAAAACAAAAGCGCCGCAGGCAAATAGTCTGCAGGCGCTTTTTGTGTTGTTCAAACTTCACCGAGTCGACCCGAAGGCCGACACCACTCGCTTGGCGACTCGGTGAAATTTTTCCTACTAGCTTCGCGGAGGAGACACCCATTGCGGGAATGACTAGACGCGAGCTTTCGATATCGCCACCACAGCGACGACGAAACATTACCAGTGGTTCGTCAAATTTGTCAAGTTATTTTTTGTTTCCACTACTACTACCACCACTACCACCAGCAACGCGCTCAGAAAGGACAATGACATGCACGGCCAGAACATCGCGCACGGTCAGTTCCTCGGCGGCGTGCCGTTTGAGCGTAGCCTCACCGACTCCCAATGCGGAAAGCTGGCCGATCCATGCAGATCCTCCTTTGGCGTGCACGACAACGTCGTTTCCAGGCTGAGGCCAGATGCCGGGTTGCGCCCAAGCCTTGCCGCCAAGCACAAGCGCAGGCTCCATGACGCGCGTGTCGATGGAGAACGCATAGCGACCGGCAGGGATGCTGTCGAAATGAAAGCGGCCGTCCTTGCGATCGGTAACGCGGCCAGCCGTGGGTTCTGGTGGGCTGGTGGCTGCGCGCGCTTCGTCGATCAGCGCTTCGACCTCATGGACATCAATACCAAGAAACCGGGACAACGGCCCGTACCATTGTTGTCGCGGCAGTACGCCATTCTTCCATGTGTTGAATGCTTGCTTGGTCCAACCGAACTCGGATGCGGCCGTGCTTTCGCTGATTTCGCGTTTTTTTATCTCTGCAATAAGCGCATCGGAGAATCGTGACATCTAATAACACCAGTTGAAATCTTGACAAATTTGTCAAATTGTACTAGTGTTCAAATCTAATGTCAACGGCGACCAACCGTTGATACCACCACCACAAGAGGAGAGATTATGCAGCTCAGAAGTGATGCGGCTACGGCCGATATGTATGCCATGAAGGCGGAGGGCGCGACTATCGCCCAAATCGCCAGACATTGGAACATGAAACCGATGGCGATCTATCAACGCCTCAACAGATTGTACGGGGCAGGTATCCCGCGCGGCGTTCAGAAGGCCGCCAATGACAACAATCCAGACGTTATCACGAAGATGATGCCGCACAACGGCGGCTGCTCGACGACATCGGGTCTGATGCCGGTGAGCGTGGTGCGCCTGCACAGTCTGCAGGTGGCGGCATGAGTTGCCCCGATTGCAATTGCATCGAGCTTGGCGATGTCGTCGAGCACAAGATGAACGCCAACGTTTTCGGCATCGTCATCGGGTTCATGGGTAGCCTCGTTCTGATCCGAGTCAGCCCCTCTCTTGAGGTCTTGCAGTTTCACGAATGGGAACTCGACATCAGCGACGACGGCGATGATTACGTCCCCATCGATGCCGAAGACACCACCAACGTCGTGCAGGTCGATTTCACCAAAGGGCGCCAACTGCATCCGGACACAGAAACTGAAGGAGCGGCGTGATGGTTTACAAGAAAGGTCAACAGATCAGAATGACGGAAAGACGAGTTGGGCTCGATCTCGGCGAAGTCTTCACCCTTACTGAAGATGGCGAACGCGCCGTATTCTTCGATAGTGAAGGAGACTGGCGTAGCCGCACCACCGGATTCGAACTCGTCTCGCCCAAGTGGGAGCCGAAGGTTGGCGATCGGGTTGTGTGGCGCGAAGAATTCAAATCATCGCTCTACACCAAGGGCAAGACCTACGAAATCAAGTCGTTCGAGCATTCGAACTTCATTCTAACGGATGACGCAGGCTCTCCGCGCCACACATGGACCGCCGAAACGATTCTAGAAAACTTCGATCTTGCACCGCCCGCCACCATCACCATCCAGACTGGTCGATATTACAAGACGCGCGACGGTCGCAAGGTTGGGCCGATGGTGAAATCTGCGTGGGGCCTCGGTTGGTATGATCGCGGTTTACTCGTGACAGGGCAGCGATGGGAAGAGAACGGCCAGTTCATTAAAGGAGAGGTCAGCCAACTCGACATCATCTCTCTCTGGCAAGACGAGCCAGCCGTCGTCGCTACCGTCACCAACACCACGCCGCCGAAGTTCAAGGTGGGCAATCGGGTTCGGTTCAAGAACACCTATCTTTCGAAGCAGGTTCGCGGTGTGGAAGCAACTGTGATCGCGATCAACCCTTGGGGCGTTCAGATCGACTCAGGTTCGACCATCGGCGTATCTACCGAAAATCCACAGAGTATTGAACTCATCCCAGATCCACAACCGTCCGCCATCGTCGCCCTCATCGAGAACGACCAGCCGAAGCCGGCAACACGACCGGTTATCCACGCCAGCCAAGCCGACGCCACCAAGGAAGCGGAGCGTCTGGCGCTGCTTCATGCGGGCCAAGAATTCGGCGTCTTCGTTCTTGCGGACAGCAAGATCGCCGATGTCGTCGAGGAGACGGTAAAGCGCACCGTTCTGCGCGCCGCATGACCGCATCTACAATATGCGTAATTGGCGCCATCATTGTCGCAGCAAGCGGTCATGATGGATGGGGGTGGCTGCTCTTTGTAGCCGTCCTTCTAGCCTAACCACCAAACCAGCCACCACAGCAACGCCGTCCGCCGACCAAGCGCACGGCAAGAGGAGATTATTGACATGAGCACAACCATTGATGATGTGCAGCAGCGCATCAACGCCATGCCAGCGGCCATGAGTGCCAAAGGACTGCGTAACCCCGTGGCACGCTTCAGTATCGTCGCCAATGAAGAGCTACAAGCCTACCTCAGTTGGGATGACAAAAAGACATCCTATGGCAGCAAATACGAATGGGTGAAGAGCAAGACGCCAGCCGGCGTTCTCAACAAGATGGATGCCTTCATCGCCAAGCTTCCGTCGCCGGAAGAAACGCGCATGAAGGAATTCATGGGCGCGCTGTCTGACGTGATCGAACTCGGCCGCCAGAACGGCATTGAGGTCGATCACGTCAATCCGCTCGTCGAGACGATGAGACGGCTTTCCGAGAACATCATCACGGATCAACGGGTGGCAGCATGACCCTACTCCCACCACTCACAGGCACACCGCTGGACTACGTGCCCATTGATGCGCCGATCCGCAACACGCGGCCAACGGTCTTCACCGCACCCATCATCCGGCGCTCCTTGGTTGCCGCCATCACGGCGGCCGCATTTGTCGCTGCTTTCTTCTTTCCGTCCATCGGCGTCGGCGCAATCGCCCTTGCCATGATGTACGGCTTCGTCTGGGCAGGCAACAAGCTTGGCGACTGGCTCAATGAGCGCGAAACACACGCCACATCGACGCCGGCAAGCTGGTGGCCGGACCCGTTTAGCTGGGTTCCCGCGATCCTGGCCTTGGTCTTCATCGCGGCCGTCATTTATTTTCATTAGGAGGTAAGGCATGGCAATTTCATGGGACGAACTGAAAGATACGTCCGATACCGATCCGCCGATAACCACGATTTATGGTGGCGCCAAGCTAGGCAAGACCACGTTGGCATCTGAGTTTCCTGCGCCGTACTACTGCCGCACAGGCGAGGGCGAACGTCAGTCTGCTGGAGCGCCGATGAAGTCTTTTGGTGTATCGGAGTCGTTCGAAGACGTGATGGATCAGGCGAACTTCATGCTTGAGGCTGAACATGACCGCCGCACGTTTGTTGTGGACGCGCTAGACGGTCTCGAGGTGTTCATCAATGCCGAAGCCTGCGCCCGTAACGGCTGGGCTGATATCACGCAGCCTGGGTATGGGGACGGCTATACCGCTGCGCATAGCATCTGGCTAGAGTTCATCAAGAAGATGCTGGAACTCAAGAAGGCCGGTTTCTATGTCGTGCTTATCTCACACGTCAAGGCCAAGACCGTGCCGGGTGTGACGACGGACAGCTACCCGCGTTACATGCCGAACGTCCGTGAAACGGCGGCTGAAGCGATTTGCGCAGCATCCGACCTCATCGGCTTCCTACACCAGCGCGTATCGATCCAAAAGGAAGATCTAGGCTTCAAGAAGACTGCAAAGCGAGGTCAGGGTAGCGGGGAAATCAACATCGCCGTTGAAGAGCGTCCCGGATTTATCGCCGGCTCCCGATACGATTTTCCGAAGCCAATCATTGAACTCAAGCAGGGCCATGGGTTCGCAGCACTCAATACTTACTTCCCGCCGCAGCCTGACGTCGTGACGGCCGTTGTCGAGCAGGAAGAGGAGGAAGAGGCATGATCGCCTTCTGTAACCCCGTAGCTGGCCGTAAGCACCGCGTCTACATAGCAGACAACGGCCAATATGGCCTGGAGGCAAAAATAGAGCGAGGCCTTTGGGCGCACGTCGTAAACGATAACCAGCCGCTCTTGTTCACCGACAAGCGACTAGCAACCGTCCGCGCAAAAGAATTGTCGCGGGCTGCGTAACCACTAACCACCACACGAAGGAGACTAAGCATGAAAATCGGTAACGACTACGAAGCGGAGTTCGACAATACAGAGAAGCAGGGCGGCGGTGGCGGTATCCTGCCGCACATGTACGCTCGCCTCCAGGCGGAAGCCATCAACCTTCCGAAGACCAAGGACGACAAGGGCTATCAGGCGGAAATCACATTCGAAGTGATCGAGCCGGAAGAGTTCAAGGGCCGCAAGTTCTGGGCCTATTGGACCATCGTCCATCCCGATGGCTATCAGCTCGGCGCGTACAAATACGGCAAGCCCATGTTCGACAGATTTGGTCGTTCTGTCGGCGTGGAAATCACCGCAGATACCGACACTGACGACCTGCTGTTCAAGTCGTTCGTGGCCGAAGTCGGCATTCAGATCGGTAACGCAAACCCTGCTGGTGGTTTCTTCAAGGACAAGAACCAGATCGATCGCTTCTTCTATACCGACGACGCGGCCAAGGAGCCGGTTCCGGAACTCGGTGTTATCGGCGACGGTACGCAGGGCAAGAAGCGCAACGAGGACCGGCCAGTACCAGCCAATGACAACAAGCCGGTATCGCCTGCTGCGAAACCTGCTGCTGCTGCGGCCGGTGGTCGTAAGCCTTGGGGCTCCAAGTAAAAACAACGGCGGGTCGCGACCAACGGCCCGCCTCACCACAGATGAGGAGCGAGAATGACCGACTACAAGGCGGAAGCCAGAAAAATCATCGAGAAATGCTACCCAATCCCCGGCGCATTCGCAGCCGGAGGGGCGGTGACAAGCGTATTCACCGGCAAGGATATCAACGACGTCGACGTCTACTTCAAGAGCCGGAATGATTTCGAATATCAGGTCGCCATGGCCTATGAAAATGGCTGGTGGTGCGTGTCTGCCACCAAGCGCGCAGTTACGTTCAGCGACCAAGGTGGCGCTCCTATCCAGTTCATGCACTTCGACTTCTTCCCGACTGCGCAGAGCATCTTTGACGCGTTCGACTTCACCGTCGTTATGGGCGCCTACGACTTCGACACCCGCGAGTTTGTTTTCCATGACGACTTCCTGAAGCACAACTCACAGCGCTTTCTGCGCTTCCATCCCGGCGCTCGCTATCCGTTGGCGTCGGCAACGCGCGTTCTGAAATACCAAGATCGCGGCTACACCATCGGCAAGGGCGACATTCTCAAGATCGCTCTGGCTGGCCGCAAAGTCAAAATCGACACATGGGAAGAACTGAAAGACCAGATCGGCGGCGCTTACGGCGAGAAGGTTATTCTTGCTGGCGAAAACCAGCCGTTTTCTCTGGACGCTGCAATCGAAGCGCTGACCGTAGATGAGGCTGGCAAAGAAACGTTCATTGCCAATAACAACGAGGCGCAGCCAAGCAACGCCCTGGACCTCCTGCGCAAGCTGGCGGCCCTGAATGGCGAGGAGTTCGATGAGTCCCGCTTCGATGAAGACGGCTGGCTGAAAGACTTTGAGCCTGCGCCGTTGTTGTCGGAGCCGCGCTCGCCGTTCCCGTTCACGCTGTCAGCCTAACCCCTACCGCCGCACGGCCACCAACCGTGCGGCACCCACACCACCAAGAGGAGACCACCGTGAAGCTAACAATCCCCAAATCCGACCTAGCGCGCGTCCTGACAAACGTCGGCCGCGTCGTAGAAGCAAGAAATACCATCCAGATCCTTTCCGCCATCAAACTTACCGCCACAGATGGCCGTCTGACGGTCACTGGCACGGATCTCGACATCGTGGCTACCGACGCAGCCGCCGCAACCGTTACCGCGTCGGGGGCCGTCTGTGTAGACGCCAAGACACTTGCCGACATCGCCAAGAAGGCAAGCGGCGATATTTCCTTGTCCGAGGACAAAGGACGCCTCACGGTAAAGTCTGGCCGTAGCCAGTTCACGCTGCCAACGCTACCGGCCGATGACTTCCCATCGTTGGATGGTGGCAAGTTTGACGCCACGTTCGATATCGATCTTGCGGCGCTGTTTGCGCCTGTGGCGTTTGCGATATCGACGGAAGAGACTAGGTTCTACCTAAATGGCATTTTCATGCACGTTCAGGATGGCAATTTGCGCGCCGTAGCAACGGACGGCCATCGTCTATCTCGGAATATTGGGCCGTCTGTCCCGGAATTCACAGGCGTCATCGTTCCTCGCAAAACTGTATCGCTACTCCCGAAAGGCATGGTTACCGTCTCGGTTTCCAGCCAGAAGATCCGCATTGAGGCGGGCGACTTTGTGCTAGTCTCCAAGCTTATCGACGGTACGTTCCCGGATTATCAGCGAGTTATCCCTACCGGCAACGACAAGAAGATCGTATTTGGCAGCGACGACATGCGCCAGGCTGCTGGCCGCGTATCCGTTGTCTCTTCTGAGCGTGGACGCGCCGTCAAGTTGTCTTTTGCCGAAGGCACTGCTGCGCTCACGGTGAACAACCCAGATCAAGGCAGCGCATCCGACGAAATCGTTGTCGCCTACGATGGCGAGCCTATCGATATCGGGTTCAACGCCGCTTACCTAACGGAACTGGTTGGTATCTTCCCGGCTGGTGACATCCAATTGGCGCTCGCTGACAGTGGTTCTCCTGCTGTGTTTACGTCGGAGAAGGCGCCGTGGTTGCTTGCTGTCTTGATGCCGATGAGGGTGTAATGGCAACGCAACAAGATATCGGGTTGTGGCGACCAGCCAACAGTTCAGAGGGTGAAGCTTTCATCAGTAAATGGTGCGCGCACTGCATCCACGAAAAGGCTGAAGACTGGGAAGACGAATTCGGCAACGACATTGATGGCAAGTGCGACGTTCTGACCAATGCGTATATCGGCCCCGTTGAGGCTTGGGTGTACCGCGATGGCAAGCCCGCATGCCTGTTGTTCAAAGAAGATCCGACAAACCCGGCCCGGTGCCCGCACACCAAGGAGATGTTTTAGTCGTGGCACCAATCCCGAAGGTCACACCATCAACCCAGCGCGCCGTTCAAGACGCGCTGGAATCCCAAGGCGACGACTGGGAATCCGTTGGCGTACCGGCTGGCGATATCGGCATCGAGTGCGACCGCGCTGTCTGGCTTGCCTTCCGGCGCGCGTCAGTTCCTGAAAAGATCACTTGGCGCAAGCGTCGGATTTTTGAGCGAGGCCAGATCGAGGAAGAGCGTCTTCTTGATTTGCTGCGCATGATTGGCTGCGAAGTCAGTGAACAACAGACGCGAGTTCGCGGCGCGGCTGGTCACCTTAGAGGCAAGATTGACGGCCAGGCTCTTGGCATCAAGGAAGCGCCGGCCACTGTCCATGTCGTGGAATGCAAGTCCAGCAAGGCGTCGGACTTCCGCGCAATGGTTCGTGATGGCGTGCAAAAAGCCAACCCGAAGCATTACGCCACCATGCAGTTCTATATGTACAAACGTGGCCTCGATCGCTGCCAATACATGATGTCCTGCAAAGATACGGAAGACCTTCACTTTGAGCGCGTTCGCCTTGACATAGACGCGGCCATCAGGGCGGAAGCGCGCATCGAACGCATCATCAACATGCCAGAACCGCCGTCAAGGTTGTGCAGCAAGCGCGACGACTTCCGCGGGCGATTTTGTAGGCAGGCTGCCGTTTGCTGGGGCGAGACAATGCCGCGAGCGCATTGCCGTAGCTGCATCCACGCTTCTGCCCTGCTTGATGGCAACGCTGGGTGGGATTGTTCACGATGGGCAAAACCCTTGAGTCTTACCGAGCAAGCCGCAGGCTGCCCCGCTCACCTGTATATTCCTGCGCTATTGGTCGGCCTTGAGCAGGTTGACTGCAGCGAAGAAGAAGAGACGATTACTTATCGCCGTCCTGATGGAAGTCTGTGGGTCGATGGGGCTCAATGATGCCGACAAAAACGGAGATGCACATGACGGATCAGTCAACGAAAGATGAGAACGACGTGGCCGTTAAGGAGGGAGATTTCTACGTGTACGCGTGGCTCCGACCATGCGGCACGCCATTCTACATAGGTAAGGGCAAGGGCGCGCGTGCGGATGCTGTCCATGGTAGGAACCAGGTCTTCCAACGTATAGTTGACAAAACACGCAGAACCGGCGGCGAGCCGCGTGTGGTGCGCATCTACGAATCATTGAGTGAGACGGAAGCATTTTCCAAGGAGCGATCAGAGATCGCAAAGTATGGAAGATTAAACAACAAGACCGGAATTCTGGCAAACCTAACTGACGGCGGGGAGGGGTCTAGCGGGTATTCTCCAACAGCAGAGGCGCGAGCTAGGATTAGTGCCGCCATGACGGGTAGAGAAATAACTGCAGAGCACCGCGCTAATCTGAGTTGGGCCTTAACGGGACTGCTGCGCTCTGATGAAACCAAAAAGAAGATTGGGGCCGTGCATAAGGGCAAAATAATAAGTTTGGCTCATCGCTTGCAAATAGTTGAGGCGACTAAATTTGCTCATCCGCGCGCCCTATTCAAGGGCGTGTCCGAAGTAAAGGTAAGTGGGGTCTGGGCGGCGAGAATTTACATCGACGGAAAGGGTCGCAACCTCGGAAGCTTCGCAACTCCGGAAGAAGCTGCGTGCGCTTATGATTATGCGGCGTATTCCGCATGGGGAAGTGGATGCTACTTAAATTTCCCAGACATCGCAGGAAGCCCCGCCCCAACCAAGCGAACTATATCTGACCTAAAGCGCATGGCTCCGCCAAAGGATGGATATAAAGGCGTATCCATTCACAAGGGCTCTAAAAAATGGCGAGCCGTTATAAAGGCCGGTGGGAAGCCGCGTCACTTGGGTTCCTTTAACACCCCAGAAGCGGCGGCTCAATCCTACGATAAAGCCGCATACGAAACCTGGGGTGATGGTTGCTACCTAAATTTCCCAGAGTTAGTAGCGCCAGCCACGCCCGCCAACGATAACCAGCCGCAGGCTTTTGACCTGTTCGGCGCCACCCACTGACCACTTTCTGTATACATTTTTCGGACTAGGCCTCACCAGCCACACACCACAAGAGGAGACACCATGACCACCCCAGCCAACGACAACCGTCCTGCGGATTTCGACGCGCGCCTGATGAGCTACTACCCACACCTCAAGCGGCTCGCATTCAAGCTGACAAACAACAAGTCGGAACAGGACGACCTATTTCAAGACACCGTCGTCTACATCCTTTCGCACTGGACGTCGTTCCGGCCCGAAGGCGGCTTTTATAACTGGATAACGCTATGCATGCGGCATGTCGCACAGAACGGCCGACGCAAGCAGGAATTGCGGTCGCGTTGCATGCCGATGTCACATGACGAGAACGCCTTGTTGCGCTGTTCTGTGCAGCCGTCGCAACTGGAATCGATGGAGCTATCTTCGATCTTGGCCGATATGGGCGGCCGCGGTGGCGGCGCATTGTTGCATCGCGCCATGGGCCATACGCTCGACGAGGTGGGCGCGCAATTGGGCGTTGGCCGCGAGAGGGCGCGACAGATCACAGAACGTGAGCGTTTGCGACTGAGGGACGCGGCATGAGCGCGGTAACGAAACATACGCCAGGGCCGTGGGCTTGGTTTGGTACCGGAAACAACCAGAATATCTATCTAGCGACGACACACAGCGGACGCCGTTATGTCATGGACTTCACGCGATGGGGAATGCGTGGTGCGCAACCTCGGTTCCAGCCGGAGCGGGGCGGCATGGTCGATGCGAAAGACCTTCTGCAGTTCGCCGTCGGCGATCAGTCAATCGTTGGCATTGATGCCGCGAAGAAAGACGGTAGCGTTTATCGCTATGACATTCGAGGCGTAAATTGCGCCGATGCTTGGCTGATTGCTGCGGCTCCAGAACTATTGGGTGCGCTCAAAGCTCTTGCCGCCGAGTCGCACAAGAACATGGTAGGCGGGAAAGGTCATCTACTGGATGATGCTTTAGCTGCTATCCGCAAAGCGGAAGGTGGTGCGGCATGAACCCCAAAGAGACACTGGAGAAAGCGTACGGCGGCTTGTGGGCCACCAGCATCCTTGCCACCTTGCGCTCCGCAGGGTGGATAGTCGTGCGCGAAGATGCAATCAGGCTTGCGCAGGCTATGGCGCGGGAAGAAGAGCGCGATATGGCGAGGGTGGGGTGATGGGAGTTTTTGCCCCCCGTTATTATCAAATCGAGGCCGTCGAATCCATCTTCGACTACTGGTCGGAGCAACCAGGCCACCCGCTTGTCGACATGGCTGGTGGGTCAGGTAAGAGCGGAACGATGGCAATGCTTATCAAGCGCCTTATCGAAGGATGGGATTTGCGCGTCCTGTCGTGTGTGCACGTCGAGGAGTTGGTCGGCGACAATTTCAAAGAATTCATTGGAATGTGCCCATTCGCCAATGCTGGTATTTATGCCGCCAGCCTTGGGCGTCGTGATCGGCAATCACAGGTAATCTTCGGCCAATTGCAGACTGTGCATGATAAGGCTGCGGAGATCGGCCACATCGATGTCATGATCATCGACGAGGTGCACCTCGTGCCGAATGACGGCAACACGATGTATCGCAAGCTCATTGCTGCGCTTCTTGCCATCAATCCAGACATGAAGTTGGTTGGCTTTACGGCGACTCCATATCGCCTTGATTCGGGGCGGCTGGACGAAGGCGATGACCGCCTGTTTGACGTTGTAGTTTATACGTACAGTTTGGCTCAGGGCATTGAAGATGGATACCTGTCTCGCCTGACCAGCAAGCCAGTCGAAACCAGCTACGATATGGCCGGAGTGCATCGCCTCGGAGGTGACTTCAAGAAATCAGACCTTGCAAAGGCGACCGACAAAGAAGAACTGACGATAGCCGCCGTTGCCGAAATCATGCGGTATGCACAAGAAGAAAACAGACGAACCGCAGTCATCTTCTGCAACGGCATAGAGCACGCCACCCACGTTCGAGACGAGGTGCGCAAGCACGGCAAGACGTGCGCAGTGTTGAGCGGCAAGACACCGAAAGGTGAGCGTCGACAGATCATTGCTGACCTGAAGGCTGGCCGTTTGTGGGGATGCACAAACGACAATGTCTTGTCTACAGGCACGAACATACCATGCATCGATCTGGTGGCGGATATGGCGCCGACCGAATCCACAAACAGATATGTGCAGCGTGCCGTTCGTGGCACTCGTGTCATTTGGCCGCCTGGATTTAACCCAGATGCGGTTACAGCAGAAGAACGCAAGGCGGCAATCGCGCGTGGGCCAAAACCAAACTGCCGCTATATGAATTTTGCAGGGAACATCGAGAGACATGGACCTGTGGATTGCGTGACTCCCAAGAAGCCTGGCTCTGGTCAAGGGGAGGCTCCAATCAAGCTCTGCCCCAAGGATGAAGCCGATCCTAGCGGTAAATTTGGATGCGAAGAAATCTGCGCAGCCAGTGCTCGTATTTGTCCAAACTGCAAATACGAGTTCACCTTCGACGAAAAACCGAAATTTACGGCTAGACCGACCGACGTTGCGATTTTGGCGACGGTGGCAGAGGATGATTGGCGCACGGTTACGGATCGAAAATTCTTCCACCATGTCAAGGGCGATAAAGTACCAACTGTAAAGATAAGCTACGTGGTTGGATTTACGTCTATCAACAGTTGGCTATGCCCGGAATTCAAGGGTGGGCAATTCAAGGCCAATGCCGACCGCTTTTGGAAAGACCACGGCGGCTCTACTCCGTATCCAAAGACCGCCATTGAGTGGATCGAGCGACAGGGTGAGCTATCAACTACCACCGAAATATCCGTCGTCCCCAGCGGTAAATATTGGAATGTCGTCGACTACCACGTCGGCGAGCGCGCCGCAGCCAACGACAACACACCACAGCCCGCCAACGACAACGCCAGTTGGCGACGGGACATGGGAGATTCCATACCATATTAGTTGCTCTATAGCTTGACAAATTTGTCAAAATTGACTATTGTGACTGTACCGAATGCCACCACGATAGAGGAGACGGCATGACCACGCGCGACGTATGGTTTATCAGCGACACACATTTCGGCCACAACAACATCATTTCGTATTGCCGACCGCAGTTCTCTTCAGTTGAGGAGATGGAGGACTACATCATCGATCGATGGAACGCGTCAGTTAAGCAGCAGGATCTCGTTTATCACCTTGGCGACTTCGCCTGGAAAACGTCCGATGCGAAACGTGTGCGCCCGCTCCTGAATGGCACGATCAGACTGATCGTCGGCAATCACGACGACATCCCGTCGCTGGCTGCTGCTGGTCTTTTCCAGCGCATCTATCTCTGGAAGCAATTCAGAGACGATGGCTTTACAGCGTCGCATATTCCGATGCGCTTCGAGCAGCTACGACACAGCGCCAAGAACTTGCACGGCCACGTTCATGGCAATCTTGATGGGCTAGAGCCGTTCCACCGAGACATGTCTGTCGAGAGCATCGGCTTCGCGCCCGTGCACTTCGACGACGTTGCCCTTTGGGCAAAATCATAAGCGCCACACCAAGCGTAACCACCGCACCACAGAGGAGACGATTATGAGCGAGAGAACATCAGTGTATTTGCACGATTGGGCCGAAGGCGGCGAGCAGGCGATGCTTGCTGATTTCGAGGTGAAGCCTGACGTCCTGGCTGGCGCGACAGTTTTGGTCGCCAGCTACACCTACGAAGACTACAGTGGAAGCTCTTACGTCTTGTTTGAGCGCGATGGCAAGTTGCTCGAGGTGCACGGTAGTCATTGCTCATGCTATGGCCTTGAAGGTCAATGGGAGCCTGAAGAGACCGACCGCGATTCTATCATTCATCGTCTGACCAAAGGCACATGGGGCGAGGATGAAAAGATCAAGGATGCAGTTCTTGCCGTGCTGCAGGTGACCGCATGACCGACTTCGACCCCACAGACATCGCCGGCGTTCCCAAAACACACAACCAGTCACCATTCGACCTCGTCAAAACCGAGATCGAAGACTTGTTTATGGAAGCCACAAATTGGGCAGACGGTGAGGCCATACAAGACCAGCAGACACATGATGCCATCGAGAAGCTTTACGATGGTCTGCATACGGCTGGCGCCAAGGCTGACGCGTTGCGTGTCAAGGAGAAGGAGCCCTTCGACGTAAAGATCGCCGAAATCCAGGCAAAGTTCGCACCGCTGATAGCTGACAACAAGTCAGTCAAAGGCAAGGTCACGCTCGGCAAACAGGAGCTATCGAAGCTGTTGACCCCATGGCGCACAAAGGTTGCAGCTGAAAAGAAGGCAGAAGCAGATCGTGTCGCCGCGGCTGCGGTCGAAGCCAAACGGAAGGCAGACGAAGCCATCCAGCAGTCGAGCGGCAATCTTGCCGCTCGCGAAGAGGCCGAGGAGCAGCTTGCCGAAGCAAAGAAGCTGGAGAAAACCGCAAGCCGCACTTGGAAAAGCGCTACGACTGGGACCGGACTCAGGACTGTTTGGACTGCCACCTTAGAAGATGAAGATCTAGCCATGGAGTGGTGCTGGGCGCGCGCCAAGGCGGAAGTGCTAGCCGTGGCGCAGCAGAACGCTGACGCGGCTGTGCGGGCCGGCGCTAGGGCTGTGCCGGGGTTTAGGGTGGAAGAGAGAAAGGTGGCGAACTGATGTTGGATGACGCGTTTGAAGCAAGGGTTGAAGCCGAACTAGCGCGAACGGCAGGAAAGCCAGTCGTTGCTTGGTTCAAGGTTTCAGACGTGACGCCTCCGCAAAATACGTTGCTGATGGTGACCGGTAGCAGCGGCTATCGCACACACCGGCAGTTCTTGGAGTTGGCCTACGTTGATGAGGACTACCGCCCTTCGCGGGGCGGTCCCTTGCGGTGGCAAAGTGTGCAGAACGACGCGCTTTTGGATGCGGGATACGTCCCAACGCATTGGGCCTATCCTATCGACTTGCCGGAGGTGCGCTGATGGCCAAGCACAAGTGCGAGAATAGGTTTGGTGGAGATGGCGCGCGAGGCGGGTCGTTCTTTGAGATAAGCAGCCCTGGCTACGAGAATGGTTCTGCAAATGTGCGCGTGGGCCATTCCTGCGTCATCGTTCACGATGCGGAGATTCCAATCACGTGGATCTCTGAGTTGTTCGCCATTGCCACAGAGCACAAGGGCGGCATTAAGGGATTTCTCGCCGAGCACTCTTGGAGCGGCGACAGCTACGCCCTGATGTGCGACCCGGAGGCACCGTCCCTATGACCTTCTCCCCCGAAACTGCCGCCCTCATTGCCGACGGCGAGAAGCTGGCCGCGCTTACGGGCGAGGACCATGGGCCTTGGTTTTTGGAGGAAAGCATGACGGAAGACGAAGCTAGGGCGTTGCTGCGAGAGCGCATGGGCAACGATTATTTCTTTCTCCCCGTCGAGGCAGAAGAGAAGTGGGTCAAGCAAATTGTTGATGGAACGTTCTTCGCGTCCGCGCATCCAACAAAGGATACCCCATGAGCAGCAGCCATTACATCATCGTAGCCCGCAACAACGAGACCGGCGAGATCCAGTTGCCGCTTGAGGACATGACACTCTACGGCATGGGAGTCGACACCGAAACCGGAGAATACGAAGAAGAGAGCGTCGTCCGCACCTGCGCCATGAGCTACGGGCCTGAGTGGACATTGACGCTCTACGGGCCTTTGGGCAGCAGTTACTACGGGACGAAGAAGCCATGACCCCCACCCCCACCATCATGATCGCCCACGGCAACGCAGCCGTTCAAGCCGCCCGCATCATTGCGGCGGTGGCAGCCGACAAACGCACCCGTGCCGACGCCTACTACCTAGCCGCAGAATGGCACGACAAGCAGGCCGCTGGCTGTGACGAGATGGCCAAAGACGAGCCGCGCCTTGGTGTGGAGATACGCCAGAGGGCTGCTACTAATGCAGTTCATCATCGTGCTAGTGCGGCGGGGTTGAGGCTTGCCGCTACAGGCTTGTTGCGCTCTTTGTTGCCTACCGCCTAGCCAACCAATCACCCGCGCGCTACCAACGCGCGGTCACCACATGAGGAGATATAGATGATTGAGCCAAGATCATTCTTGGACGGAAAGGTCACGCTCTACGGCGGTGACAATCGCGACGTTCTCAAACAACTGGCCGACAACAGCATCGATTCGATAGTCACAGATCCACCCTATGCGCTAGTTTCCATCGTCAAGCGGTTCGGTAAGCCTGGAAGCGCGCCTGCGGCTGGCAACGATGCCTACCAACGCGCTTCCGCCGGATTCATGGGGGCAAATTGGGATACCGGTGAAGTCGCGTTCAGCGAGGTGTTCTGGGCCGAGTGCCTGCGCGTCCTAAAGCCAGGAGGTCACGTCGTCGCGTTCTCCGGCACGCGAACATATCACCGTATGGCTGTTGCTATTGAAGATGCGGGCTTTGAGGTGAGGGACCGCTTTCGGTTTGAGGAATCATTCGACACTAAGTACGGCCCGTTGCTGGCAAGCATGAATGATGAACAGCGCGGCGCACTCCTAGAATTGCTGAACGATTATTGTGATGGCGGTTCAGAATTGGCATGGGAATACGGTTCTGGATTCCCAAAATCGCACAATCAGCCGGGGGGATTAGGCACCGCTTTGAAACCATCGTACGAGCCGATTTGCCTAGCTCGCAAGTCGCTGGTCGGCACGGTCGCCTCAAACATAGCTGAATGGGGCACAGGCGCACTCAACGTGGACGGGTGCAGGGTTGGCGATGAGGTCCGTCACGCTGCCTTCACGTCGCTTGCACCATGCCACGGCAACAAGCTCGGCGGCGCTGACACAGCAGAAGCGCGGCGCGGCACCCAAGGCGAGGCTAAAGAATACACCGGCCGCTGGCCAGCCAACATCATCCACGACGGCAGCGACGAGGTTATTGCAGCTTTCCCTGATGCTCCAGGCCAGCAGCGTTCTGTAGGACCGCAGCACGGCGCTAAGGACAGTGTGAACGTTTTTGGTGATTATGGTCCGCGTGACGACTTCGCGCCGCGCCTAGACTCTGGCTCCGCAGCCCGCTTCTTCTATTCCGCCAAAGCAGACAAGCTAGACCGACTCGGCAGCAAGCATCCGACCGTCAAGCCGGTGGATCTTATGCAATGGCTGGTGCGGCTCGTCACGCCAAAGGGTGGCGTCGTTCTCGACCCGTTCGCCGGTTCGGGAAGCACAGGTGAAGCGGCATGGCGCGAGGGCATGCAATGCATCCTCGTCGAGCGTGAAGAGGAATATCAAGCCGACATTGCCGAACGACTACGTCTTGCCGACGCTGGCCCAGTCGCCCGCAGAGCACGCGCAATCAAGCAGGTGGCCACGCTTGGCCCGCTGTTTGGCGATAATGACAACGAAGCCATCGGGGGGGGGCAGACAGATATACGGAAAGTTCGCGGATCAACAACCGGACTATCGGGCCAATCGGTCTCAAGCGGTAAGGGGGTAACACCATGACCAAACTCTCAACCCGCGAACAACAACTCGCCAAACCCATCCTGCCGTTCTCGCCGACGGTGGATGAGAAGGGCAATACTACTGTCTGTAAAGTGTGCGGTATGTACGCCATCGGACTAGGCCGAAGCACGCCAGGATCGAAAGACCCCGGCTACCTTTGCAAGCCGTGTATAGTGGCAACAGGAGATCTTACTAAGTTGGACAACGTGTCGATTTACGAAGTTAAAGCGCTCGAGAAGGGTGTCGAGGCGGTTGGTGAATGGATTGCTGCCAACGGTGGCCTCACGGAACTGGCGCACTATGACGAGTTGATGCAACTGATGCTCGTTAAGGCGGCGTGGCATGGCTGCGCGCAGGGGGTTAGGGAAGCGTTGCGGGAGGCGCCTTTCTAGTGCTGCCAACATCAGCGGTTGGTTACACGGCTTCCGTGGCGGCGCAAGTTGCCGCGGAAAATCTGTTTTTTTGAGCACCATCGAGGAGGCAATATGATCTACAGCATCAAAGCGATCCCAACCACATACAACCATGTGCAGTTCAGGTCACGTCTTGAGGCGCGCTGGGCTGCGTTTTTCGATTTGTGCGGATGGACATGGGACTACGAACCGTTCGACTTGGATGGATGGGCTCCTGACTTCATGCTGAAAGGCAAGGTAAAGGCACTTATTGAGGTGAAGCCAATCAATTTTAGCGGAAGCGAAGAGGCGTCTATAAGGCAAGCAAAGGCGCATGCAGCTAAAGCATTTCGCACTGCTAGATCGGTAATTCGTGAAGCGCGCGAGGCGCAGAAGCCGTTCTCCAGTTACGAAATACTTGTTCTTGGCAATGGCCCGTTTCGAAGTGACTTTGCTCTCGGTGGCAATTGGTCACTTGGGGTCATGGCTCTAGAAGAGCTTACGGGCGGGGACTATGCCGATCTATATTTCGGGCACAGCCAGCGCCTTGATTATGCTGCACGCTACGGAAACTACAAATACCGTATCGGCGGGCAGGGTGGTGGAGACGGACATCTATGGGGCATCCACGATTCCGAACCTGAACAGCTATGGAGATTGGCAGGAAACGCTGTCCAGTGGAACGCAAAGGTAGCGGCATGACAAAATCACCCAAAGATCTGGCGCTATCATACGTATATCGAGATGTTCCTGTTTTTCCATGCCGCGCAGCGGCAGAGGTCACAGACCGCATAGATGAAGAAACCAAAAAACCCATAGTCCATAAGGCTAAAACACCTCTGCGCTCAAACGGATTTAAGGGAGCCACACTCAACAGCGGCCTCGTCGAGCGTATGTGGACAAGCTATCCAAATGCAATGGTGGGTATTCCGACAGGTGAGCAATTGGGCGCATGGGTGCTTGATGTCGACGTCCACAAGGATGATGACGGCAACACTATCAACGGATATGAGACGCTGGCCGCGCTAGAGGCCAAATACGATCAATTGCCCGAAACTGCACGCGCCAGGACTGCCGGTGGTGGAACGCATTACTATTTTCTATACAAGCCAGGCATCCGTAACCGCGGCGGTCTGGGTGCGGGCCTTGACGTTCGAGGAAGTGGCGGCTTCGTGATCGCTCCGGGAAGCGTGACTGCCGAAGGCAACGAATATATCTGGATTGATTATGATGGCGAGGGGATTCCAGAAATCGCCAACGCCCCGCAATGGTTGCTTGATCTGGTATTGCCACCGCCAGCACCGGAGAGGGACCCATCGACATATATTTACGAGGGCATCGATAACGATGCCTATGTTGAGCGGGCCGTTTCCGTTGAATTGCGCGACCTCGCCGAGAAATGCAAGCCAGGGCGCGGCGAGTTGGTCAATATCACGGCATTCAAGTTGGGAACGCTGGTTGGCGCCGGAGTACTGTCTCGCACTGAGGCTGAGGTTGGTCTTTTCGATGCGGCTTATTCAAACGGCATAGTGGCTACCGATGGCGAGAAGGAGATTCTCGCCAAGATCCGCCGTGGCCTTGATGCGGGCATTAAGCAGCCGCGCGATATTCCATCTCCAACCCACATTCGCGACGACACACCGACGTTAGATGCGGAGCGCTTGGTGGCCAATAAGTTAGCCAAGGACGCCGCCGCCAAAGATGAACAAGCACTTGCGCCACCCCCAATTGAGCACGAGGATGACGAACCGCCTGAATATAAACTTGAGGCCGTGGCAGAGCTTGAAAGCCTGACGTATCCCGGTGGTCTGGTGGAGGATCTGATTGACTGGATTGTCTCGTCAGCAGAGCAGCCGTGCAGAGCCCTGGCATTGGCTGCGGTCCTGCCGTTTGTGTCAGCACTATGTGGCCCTAGGTATTCAACGACCAACCGCGATACCCGCCCCAATATCTACACCGTGGCGTTGGCCGATTCAGGCTTCGGTAAGGAGCACGCAAGAAGCCAGATTAAACGACTACTGATGTCCAGCCACGGCATATTTGAGACGTACAGTGGGCCTGCGCGCATCATGTCTGCATCGGCCCTGCGCGAGGTGCTGGAACAAAATCAATCGGTCAATTGCCAGATTGACGAATTTGGCGGGTTTGTTCGCGAGATCACGGACAGGAAGGCTGGTAGCCATCAACGGGCAATTTCGACTGACTTTCGCGATTACTATTCCGCAAGTTCGACGTTCTTTGAGGGCGCGGCCTATCGAGGAACGCCGCCAAAGCGAATCTATAATCCGATCCTGTGCGTCCACGGCACGTCGACACCTGAGCAGTTCTGGTCTGCCTTGTCGTCGGCCAGCGCAGAGGATGGCTTGCTGCCGCGGCTAATCCTTTTCCATGTGTCTGGAGCCACGCCCGATACCGTTAAGCCATCCAAGACAGTAAGGGATATCAATCCGTTCATTCTTGAAAAAATGGCGCATGTGGCCGGAATTAATGTGGTCGAAAAGCGCACAAAACTCGGGATGGCTGGATACAAATCAGATGCATCCAGTAGCCGCGAGGTAAAACCGCATATCGTGAAGTGGACACCTGATGCTGAGGGAATCTTGCGTTCGGTTAAAGAGACAATCAAGGAGAAGGAGAGGGCGGTAGCGGCGGACGCGCAGCCGTTCGTTCGACGTATAATAGAAAACGCAATCAAGCTCGCCTTGATTGTTGCTGTTGGGCGCGATCCAGAAGATCCGATCATAACCGAGGAGGTGTTCGAGTGGGCGGCTGCGGTAGCGTGGACGTGTGCGGCGTCAATGCTCGCAGAGATAGGCGACAGGCTGGCCGATAACCAGCGAGAGGCGAACTACAAAAAGATACAATCGCTGATTAAGAAGGCGGGTAAAAGCGGCCTGACGGAGGGTCGCATGCTGGACCGGTGCAAGGCGATCGAAGCGTGGCAGCGCGAGGATATAATCAAAGATCTGCTGAGTGGTGGACGCATCACTGTTCCCGCGAACAGCAACAAAAAATCAGGCCCCAAAACGAAGAGATATTTGTGGGTGGACTGACGGTCGCAATCATCCATCCAACATGGAGAACTATCCATGGATAATTCGAAAACCATTGGAATTATCCTGGATAATTAGAAGCGTTGGATGGATAATTAATATTGGTAAAAACATAACAAAAACAAAGGCTTGTAATACCTATATATATAACTATCCAATTATCCAATGCATTATATAGATACCTAAATATGAGTACTTATAGGGGGTCTATATAAAGGGGCTTTGAAAATTGGATAGTTCTCGCCAACCCCACGCCACCACAGGAGACACCATGGCCCGCACCACACAGACGACAAAGCTGAACGGCAAGCGAGTACGCATCGTCACCACAACTTCGGCCAGCGGTACGAAGGTAAAGGTCACCGCAGCTGCCCCGAAGGAATGGGAAGGACAAGCCGCCCAAGTACGCGCCCTGCGCACCATGCCAGAGTACGGCAAGCTGTTCCTGCTGGCTGGAGACCAGAACAGCGCCAAGCGCGGTCCACGCGCACAGATCGAGGCGATAGCGGCGGGCATGACGCCAGGTGAGGCAGACGTGCGGATTTATCTCCATGGTGGCCGACTACGCATGATCGAGAACAAGGTTGGCAACGGTCGGCTGTCGCCAGCGCAGGTATTGCGGCACGCTGCCTTGAAGCGGTTGGGCTTTGAAATCGAGGTCGTACGGTTCTCGTCGGTAGACGAAGCAGCCACCAAGTCCGTCGCCATAGTACGTGGTTGGTTGTCGGCCAACGATAACCAACCACGGCCACGACGTTGCCCGCCAGCGCGATTTGTGGGTAGGCTTGGTGTCGTTGCCTAGCTTGGGAGGTGGAACGCGCTGGTGGGGCTTAAAATAGTGCTGGTGTCCATGTTGACAAATTTGACGAGTCGGCGTAATTTGATTTTACCAATTGACCACCACTGAGGAGACCGAAGGTGAACCGCGCCGAAGCAATCGAAGCACACAAAAGAATTCAAGCCCGCCTGATCGCGAACCGTAAAGAACAGAACAACCTTATCCCCGGTTATCGCGCTGGTTTGTTTGATCTTGCTACGATCGAACTTCGTTCTGCCCAACTTCGCGCCGAAGTGATCGAGCTTGAGGCTGAATTCAAAGCAGTCAGCAAGTTTCGCCCGTCAATCTGAGGAGACGAAGATGACGGAGAGAAGATATACAGAAGCAGAGTTCTATGCCCGCGTTCGTAAAGAATGCGATGGGCGAGGCTACACCGATAGCCAGCGCTGCTACGTTGAAATTACTTGCGCCGAAAACGGCGACGATTGCGGCAACGATTGCTGGACTGTCGCCATAAACACACTGGAAATGTTCATCGACATGGGAGCTTTGGATAAGGTTGCCGCCAACAAGTCCGCTTACGACTGACGCCATCGCCATAACCAAGGAGACGCAACATGAGAATTCTTTGCAAGCTAGGCCGCCACGTCTGGAGATACATAAATGGCAGCGAAAAGCATGTATCGTGGCAGGAAGAATGCAAGCACTGCGGCAAGATTGTAAATCGCTCCGGCTTCGACGGCTGGTAATATTAGATAACCATAATACCACACACCACCCCACACACCCAAGGCCGCCACCGCGCGGCCTTTTCTCGTTGTGTCAATCTTGACAAATTTGTCAAATTAGCATACATTCAGCATCACCGCAATAGCACCACATGACGAGGGGATGATATGGCACGGCACGGATCATTGGCAGAGCAACTTGTCGATTTTGGCAATGCCCCACCCAAGGCGGCAAACGATAACAATCCGCAGCGCAAGCCTAGGGAGCCGCATTACCGTGGCACTCTTCCAGCTCTTCGGTGGCTATGGGACAACAGGCCCGATCTTGCGCAGGCGTTTGCCGACGCGCTGCCACGACCGTCCGCGAACTGGTTTGTCGATGTCGAGCCGACACGTCAGGAGATACGCCCCACAATCGGAGAGTTGATGAACGCGTCGCATGACGAAGACGGCAACCCAATCGAGCCCATCTATGAAACGGAACGCAGGGTGTCGATCGGCGCACTAAGATTCCTGAATGGTCGCCTTGTCGAGTGGGGAGCAACCAAGAAGGGCAAGAGGCTGAAGCCGACAGACCGCCCTCGCAGCACCGAAAGCAAAGAGAATAAAACCCGTTCGCCACTCTTCTACCTCTCAACGAAGGCCACGACGCCATCCCCTATGGCGGCAGAGCACTACCATAGACCGCTATCGGGCGAGCCAGCCTTGGCACCGATGTATGATCCACTCCCAGGCGTCGAAGCAGCAAGGGCAATTCTCGAGATGCTTGGCGTTGACGGCGGCATCAAGGTCAACCAACTACCCGTTGGTGTGACGTTATGCCCGCAAGCCATAGCTGAGGGTGCCGGCTTTCTAGGTGGGTTGTCAAACCCGTCAGGCAACTCATCAAGCGGTGCTCTTATGTGGGAATATCCTGACGCACCTACCAGCAGTGCCACCACGGTTATCGAGGAGGTTGCCGCCAGAGGCACACTCAAGTCGATCGGGCTACGGCTTGGACATGACGAAGGATCGGCGATAGCGGCAGGCAAGGAAGCGTTGATTGATATAGCCGAAATACTGTCGTCCATCCGAAATAGAAAAAAATCGATGGCGGCGTAATTTTCGTGCGTCGTTGCTGCGTACTCTTATGAGAGGGATGGAAACATCCCCAAAGAGTTGCGGTTGCGACCGCCCCGCCGTCATGCTGCATTTAGTGCAGCCGCTGAACGCTGCGGGTAACTATGAGCATCCTAGTCCTCTGGGCTTGTTGCTGCACCGGGTTTCGTACCGTGGCGGCTATGAGCTTATGCCTAACATCCTGAAGCAACAGGAGGGTGCCACTGACGAGTGGTGGCTGGATGCACCTATTAGCAAGGCAGGCCGTTGTACCGCCTGTAAAGGATCGCGCCAGCTACGGCACAGCGGATCCGTTCCTTGCTATCTCCATACGAAGATGCCGCGACCCGGTGACGGTGTTCGCTTGCGCCTATCGGCCCGAAGACAAGCCGGGACGGCAACCGTATCGTGGTGCTTGTGGCACGATACCATCTTCGTTTCTATTCCCATTGCCTGGCGCTGCCTCCTCCGGCGACTGGCGATCGTGCGGCGAGTTGAGGTCCGGAAGATAAACCGGGTGCCTCCTCGCCGCTTTTGGTTTTTATGTCACGGCCATCACCACTGCGCCATGCGTACGTGTTCGTAGTATCACGATGACGTCTCGACGTCGTGGCCTTCATTTCTGCGCGGTAGAGAAGCCCGGTATCTCGCATGGCTCATAACCATGAAATCGTCAGTTCGAATCTGACCTGCGCAACCATAATCGCCGACATAGCTCAGTAGGAAGAGCGCTGTTCTTGGAGATTTAATTGTCAAATCCGAAAAAGAGCAGAGCGCCGTGTCTACATTGTGGCATGGAGACCAAAAGACCGCAATCAGTCTACTGTTCAATAGAATGTTTTCGCGAGACAAGAAAGGCCCACATTGGTCAGGATGCTCCAATTTCACAAGGAACAGCCCGTCGACGCATGCTGGAAGAGGTTGGTTACATCTGTGAAATGTGCGGCATTACCGAATGGATGGGTCAACCCGTACCTGTGGTAATGGATCACATTGACGGTAACCACGCCAACAATTCTCGCGCCAATCTTAGACTTGTTTGTCACAACTGCGATGCTCAACTGCCGACATATAAGAACAAGAATGCAGGCAACGGACGCGCATCTCGAATGGTGAGATACCATAGCGGCCTCTCGTATTGAGAGATGTCGCGGGTTCGATTCCTGCTGTCGGCTCCACTACTGGTATGCACCCATGGCCAAGACCGATAAGCGCCCATGGCACGGCTGGTATGGGCTAGCTAGGTGGGAGCGTAGACGGCAAGTACAGTTCGCCAAGCAGCCGCTATGTGAGATGTGCTTGATGTCGGAAGACATCACCGTCGCCGACACCGCCGACCACGTAACTCCACATCGTGGCGACTATGACCTGTTCTGGTATGGCGAACTACAAAGCCTCTGCACCTCGTGTCATTCGAAGCACAAGCAGAACGAAGAGCTTGGCAAGTCAGTCGTGCGCTATGGGCCAGACGGATGGCCCTTGTAGTTCATAAATTAGATGAAAATAACTCGATAAATCGGTGATTTTATTGCATTTAATTGTTGACGCATGTTCGAAATCGTGGTATATTAAAGGGTTTGCCTTGGGTAGGGGTGGGTCAAAAGTCCGTTAGCATGCTAACTGGGAACCGGTGGTGGGCAAACGCACGCAACGCCACAGTTGAGATGTTGAGGTAAATTTCATGGCGAACCCAAGGACGCCAAAGGCGAAGGCAGCCGCTACTGGCGCCGACAAGAAGAACAAGGGCAGATTCGAAGCCCGCAGCGAACCAGTCGTTGCTGAAGGCGTCGGCGAGCCGCATGCTTGGCTTAAAGAACATGCGCAACTTGCTTGGCGCGAGATCGCTACGGAAATTCCGTGGCTCAACCATTCACATCGAGGCCACCTTGCTATTGCGGCTCAGATCCGCGGTCGCATGATGGCTGGCGAAGACTGCGGAGTCCAGGCCCTGAATCTTCTTCGCCAATGCTACGGCCAGATGGGCGCTACGCCGGCCGACGCGTCGAAGGCCGGAGCGCAGCCAGATGGCGAGACAGAAGATCCAGCCGAAAAGTATTTCCGCGGCAGGTAGCCGAGCGCCGGTTGCTGGCGACATCATTAACCCGAAATACCCCACCGGCCCTGTCGATGAGTACGCAGAAGCTGTCATTAGCGGCGCGATCGTCGCTGGCCCGCATGTACGCAATGCTTGCCGTCGTCATAGAGATGACCGCAAGCTAGGCGGTAAGCGTGGTTTGCGTTTCAATCTTAGTGCCGCACTCGACAAGATCGGGTTCTTTGAGGACGTATTGAAGCTGAACGGCGGCCAGTTCGAGGGTCGCCCATTCATTCTTCATATCTCGCAGAAGTTTAAAGTCGGTTCGCTGTTCGGGTGGGAGAAGCAGACGCCAGAAGGCGATTGGCTGCGCCGGTTCCGCCGTTATTACGGCGAGGAGGGCAAAGGCAACGGCAAGTCTCCATTCGCTGGTGGCATCGGCCTTATCGGCATGATGTATGACAGCGAGGAGCGCGCTGAGATTTACGCGGCCGGTAAGGACAAGGCTCAAGCCATGGTCCTGTTCCGTGACGCTGTCGCCATGGTCGATCAGTCTCCGGCTCTTGCCAGGAGAATTACCAAATCTGGCGGCAATCCAGTCTGGAATCTAGCCGACCTTAAGTCTGGCTCGTTCTTTCGGCCAATTTCGCGCGAGGGCGCATCTAGCGGCCCGCGTCCGTACATTGCGCTCTGTGACGAGCTCCATGAGCATCCGAACGGCGACGTGATCGAGATGCTCGAGCGCGGCTTCAAGTTTCGTCGCTCGCCGCTCTTGCTGATGATTACCAACTCTGGGTCAGACAGGAATAGCATTTGCTGGGCAGAGCACCAGCACGCAATCAAGGTTGCGGCAGGCACTCAGACGCCAGACGATGACTTCACCTACGTTGGGGAGACATGGGAGGGCAGCGATGACACGTTCTCTTACGTGTGCGCGCTCGACAAGGACGACGATCCGCTGACTGACCCGACATGCTGGGTCAAGGCTAATCCGCTTCTTGGCGTCATCTTGAAGTACGAATATCTCGAGGGTGTTGTGGCTCAGGCGAAGGACATTCCTTCGAAGCGCAATGGCATCTTGCGGCTACATTTCTGCGTCTGGACCGAGTCCGACACAGCGTGGATACCGCGACCAATCCTCGAAAAGGTAATGTTCGACTTCGACCCGTACGTAGAGCACAAGGGCAAGAAAATCACGTCTGCCGGGCTAGATTTGTCCGGTTCTAAGGATTTGACTGCCGCCGTGTTCACGGTTGAGACCGGGACGAAGCATGTTGTGCGTGCCGATGATTCCGAGGCTGACCTGCCGACTTACGACTTGTGGCTAGAGGCGTTCACGCCGCGCGACACGATGGATGAGCGGTCCAAGGTCGACCATGTGCCGTATCGTCTGTGGAATGAGACATTCCATAAGGATGCCGACGGTAACCTGACAAAGCAACCGTACATCAACGCTCCTGAAGGCAAGAGAGTTCGCTATGACCATGTAGCTGCGCTGTTCTCTCGCATCAATACGGAGCACGGTATTGGCGTCCTGGCTTACGATAAATACGCCTTCGACAAGTTCGAAGAGGAGTTGGACTCCTATGGCGTGGATATCCCCTCTGTAAGCCATCCGCAGGGCGGTAAGCGCCGCGCAAAACCCAGCGAAGAGAAGGTTGAGGCAGCTAAGGCTGCTGGCCTGCCTGCGCCCTTGGGGCTGTGGATGCCCGGTTCTGTCGCGGCGCTAGAAACGCTTATCCTTGAAGAACGCATTAGGCTTCGTCGGTCCCCGGTGTTGCTGGGTGCGTTGATGGGTGTGGCGATCGAGACCGACCCGCTTATGGGCAACCAGTGGTTTTCCAAGAAGAAGTCTACAATTCGTATCGACCCGGCCGTGGCTGCCGCAATGGCGGTTGGCGCTGCTGTTGATGGTGCGCCAGCATCGCAAGGTCAGTCATTCTGGGAGGTCCTGGATCCCAACGCCGATTACGCGACGCCGACAGCATAGCCCATAGGGCATTTCATAAAAATAAGGAATGCCCATGGGTATCATTGCTAGGCTACTCGGCCGCAAGGCTGAGGAAAAGTCGGTGTCGTTTGACCCCGTTTGGCTGAATTGGTTTGGTTCTAGAGTTTCAAAGTCTGGCGTTGATGTGAGCTGGGAGAGGGCTCTAGATGTTTCTACGGTTTTCGCCTGCATCCGCGTAATTGCGGAAGGTGTTGCGCAGGTTCCATTGCGCGTCATGCAAGAACTGCCAAACGGCAAGGGTAGCATGCCTGCAGTTGACCATCCTCTTTACAAGGTTCTGAACAGAAAGCCAAACAAGTGGCAGTCGTCTTTTGCGCTACGCGAGACGATGATTTTTCACCTTGCACTGACTGGCAACGCCTTTTTCTATAAGAATATGGTGCGTGGCCAAGTTCGGGAATTGATTCCTATTGATCCCGGTTGCGTTACTATTACGCGCAACACGGATTACTCACTAACCTATACCGTTAGCGGAATTGATGGGCGGTCGATGGACTTCCCGCAGTCACTTATCTGGCACATACGCGGCCCGTCATGGGACACATGGCGCGGTTTGGATGCTGTAAGGCAGGCGCGAGAGGCTATCGGCCTCACCATCGCTACCGAAAACACCCAAGCAGAGATGCACGCCAATGGTTTGCAGGCTTCCGGCACATATTCCACAGATCAGAAACTAGACCCTGAAAAGTACAAGCAGATTCAGGCGTGGATTGCGGCTCAGACGGGCGGAGCCAACAGACATAAGCCATTCGTCATCGACTCAAACTTCCAGTGGAAGCAGCAGACGATGACTGGCGTCGACGCTGAGCATCTTTCGACGCGCAAGTTTCAGATTGAGGAAATCTGTCGTTCGTTCCGTGTGTTGCCACCAATGGTGGGGCATTCCGGCCAGTCCATGACGTTTGCCAGTGCGGAACAGATCTTTCTGGCGCATGTGATCCACACTCTTATGCCGTGGGTCGTGCGCATCGAGCAGTCTATCGACAACGATTTGCTCGACGGCACGGAAGATGAGGGCTTTTTCGCGAAATTCAACATGAATTCGCTGATGCGTGGCGCTGCCGCCGATAGAGCAACCTTCTATTCCAAGGCGCTTGGGAGCGGGGGAAGCCCCGCATGGATGACTCAAGACGAAGTTCGCGCAGCGGAAGACCTGAACGCCGAGGGCGGAGAGGCTAGCAAGTTGCCGAAACCGACGAATGTTGCTGGCTCCAAGTTGCCGGCCAAGCCGAATACCGGCCAGCAGGATCAAAATACATGACAAAAAAGACTGGTTCTGGTGCGATCGAGCACTTCAGTTTTGCCCTTGGTGAGATCAAGCTTGATTCCGCCAACGTTTCCGACGGCGACATGACTTTCTCTGGTTACGGCGCTGTTTTCGGTAATGCCGACTCTTATGACGACGTCATATTGAAAGGGGCATTCGCCGACACTCTAGCAAAAGCCAGAAAATCAGGCGTTTGGCCTGCAATGTTGTCTCAACACGGCAGTTTTGGCACGGAAATGACGCCAGTTGGTGTCTGGACCGAGATGCGTGAAGATGACGTCGGCCTTTATGTTGAAGGCAAGTTGGCACCCACCGATCGCGGCAAAGAGTACTATCAACTACTCAAAATGACGCCAAGACCGGCAATTGGTGGCCTTTCCATCGGCTTTCGTGCTGTGGATTGGTCTATGCGGTCAGCTCCGGATGAGCCGCGAAGGACGCTGAAGGCGGTAGACCTCATTGAGGTATCGCTTGTGACGTTCCCGGCCAACCCAAAATCACGCGTCACCAGCGTAAAATCAGAATTTAACCCGCGAGAAATCGAAGACAGCCTGCGTGAAGCCGGTCTATCGCGGGCCGACAGCGTGAAAGCTGTCGCGGTCTTCAAAAGCCTACTGCTTCGCGATGAAGCAGAGCCGAATGCTGATCTTCGTGATGAAGAGGAAGCGGCAACTAAGAGTCGCGCCGAGCTAACCAAGCTCGCCGATCGAATTCGTGCGCTGACCGCCTGAACAAGGCGTCTGTTGCCAAATCCACCACATCACAGGAGACAAAAATGACTGATAAAACTGCTATCGAACAGGTTATGACCGCGTTCGAAGAATTCAAGGCCACCAACGACGCAACTCTCGCTGAAATCAAGGCGAGAGGCGTCGCTGACCCGATCCTGACCGAAAAAATCGGCAAGGTCGAAGCTACGCTTGTCAAGTTCGAGGACGCCAACCAGAAGGCAACCGCATCCGCCCTGGAAACGAAGAAGGCGCTAGACGACGAAAAGAAGCACGTCGACGAGCTCGAAGAGAAGCTGAATCGCCTTTCCATCGCTGGTGCTTCAGATCCGGCGCAGCGCAAGATCGACCTGAAAGCCAAGGTTAACCTCTGGGCTCGCGCAGTCGTCAATGCCCACACTATCGGCATTCCGAATCTGCCAGCTGACCAGCAGAAGGCGCTCGCAGATGTCGTCGCCGAATACAAGGCCCTGTCTGTCGGCAACGACACGACCGGCGGCTACCTGGCGCCTTCCGAATACGTTCGCGAGATCATCAAGACCGTAACGGAAATCTCGCCTGCGCGTGCCCTTGCCCGCGTTCGTCAGACCGCATCGAAGTCTATCCAGCTTCCGAAGCGCACAGGCCAGTTTGCTGCTCAGTGGGTTGCAGAACAGGGCGCCAAGACTGAGACCGACGGTCTGCGCTACGGTATGTGGGAAATCCCGACCCATGAACTGTTCGCGCTGATCGATATCTCCAACCAGAACCTTGAAGACTCTGCCTTCAATCTGGAATCCGAGATTTCGTTCGAAGCTACAGAGCAGTTTGCAGTTGCGGAAGGTGCCGCATTCGTTTCCGGCAATGGCGTTGGCAAGCCGGAAGGATTCCTCGTTGCCGCCGGCATCGACAGCACCAATTCTGGTTCTGCCACAACGATTGCTGACGTCGACGGCCAGGCAAACGGCCTGCTTTCGATGAAGTACAGCCTGAAGACTGCCTATACGCGCAATGCTTCGTGGGCGCTGAACCGTACCACACTTGGCTCCATTCGTCGCCTCAAGGACGCACAGAAAAACTACATCTGGATGCCAGGCATTGCCCTCGGCCGTCCGAACACGATCGATGGCGACCCCTACGTCGAAGTTCCGGACATGCCGAACGAGGGCGCTGGTGCCACTCCGGTGGCGTACGGCGATTTCAACCGCGCATACACGCTGGTTGACCGTATTGCCATGGAAATGCTGCGCGATCCTTACACGCAGGCAACCGGCGGCAACATCCGGTTCATCTTCCGTCGTCGTCTTGGCGGTCAGGTGGTATTGCCGGAAGCGCTGAAGAAGCTGGTCTGCTCGGCCTAAGCCAACAGCGGGCGGCCTAGTGCCGCCCATTTCCAACTTTAAAAGGAGATAGCCTGATGGCTTCTAGAGATCTTTATGACAATATTGGCGTAACGCTTGCCGTTTCGCCTGCCGTTCTTACGGCAACCAACACCTCCGCCGCAATCGGCCTGGCTGGCTTCGAAAGCGCTACTGTGGTTATCACAGCAGGCGCAATCGCAGGTTCCGGCAACTTCACGCCGAAGCTGACGCACTCCGACACCTCCGGCGGCACCTATACCGACGTCGCGGCTTCCGATCTGCTTGGCTCGTTCCCGACGGTTCTTGTTGCCGATACGGCCTATAAGGTCGGCTACAAGGGTGCCAAGGCGTTTATCAAGACCGTTCTTACGCTGAACAGCGGTACGTCGATTGCGGCCAGCGCCGTTATTGTCAAGTCGCATGCGCGCAGCAAGCCGGTAGCTTAATGCTTCATCGAGTTGTGAAGCCGTTCCCGTTTTCGTGGAATGGCTTCACGCTTGTTGACCTGAATGTCGGGGATAAGCGTGATTTTGGCTCAATGGCTGACGGACTGGTCGCCATTGGCTTGATTGAGGCAGAGGAAGCAAAGGTTGACGCTGACGCTCCTGTTATCGACTTCACAGGCGCAAAGCGCAGAGGAAAATAGCCAATGAGCCTTCGCCTTGTGACACCGAGCGACATCGCCATTGTGTCGAGAGACGAGGCGAAAGCTCATCTGCGCATTTTTCACGATGATGATGATACTTACATTGACGGCTTAGTAGCAACTGCCTCTGATTGGCTCGCGGGCGAGAATAATTGGCTCGGGCGCGGCGTGATTAAGCAGCAATGGGAACTGACGCTTGATTGTTTCCCATGCGGGCGCGGGAGGGTAAACCTTCCAAAGCCGCCGCTATTTTCCATTGAAGGCGTCTTCTATACGCCGTCCGTCGGCGCTGAGACGGAAATTACCAGCTTTCGCGAACTGGACGTTGGCGTTTCCAATGGCGGCTATGTTCTGCCCGCAGTCAACGCTGTGTGGCCAGTAACCAGCGGAGAGCCAGGATCGGTGCGTATCGCATTTACTGCTGGATACGAGACCGTTCCGCCATCTGTAAAGCACGCCGCTCTTTTGATGGTCGGTCATTGGTTCGAGAATCGTGAAGCTGTCACGACAGACCAAAAAGGCTTGGCCAATTTGCCGCTCGCAGTCGACACCCTCCTTTTCCCCTATAGAAGCTGGGTAGTCCAGCCGCACGCAAGGACATACCCATGACCGACATCGTAATCACCCCAAGCCTAGTCATTGCCGGAACCAATGCCACGCGAGACATAGGCACTGCAGGCGAGGCTATCGTAGCCGGCAAGCCCGTCTATTTCGACTCCACCGTAAATAAGTGGAAGCTGTCGGACAACAACGGCACGGGCACGCGCCAGGTTCACGGTATCGCGCTTAACGGCGCCAGCCTGAACCAGCCGGTATCTGTCGCCAAGGGTGGCGATGTTACCATTGGCGCTACGCTGACCGCTGGGGTTGCCTATTACCTATCCGCGACTGCCGGCGGCATCTGCCCTGTGGCCGATCTGACAACCGGCATGGATACGATCCTGATTGGCCTTGCCAAGAGCACGACTGTGCTTGGCATTGGAATATCCGATTCCGGCGTAACTCTTTAATTTGAAAAGATACACGCAGAAGCTTATATAAGCGATGTCGACAAGCGCGCTAACGCTTGTCGACATCTAACCAACGACGCTGTTGAGGAGCATCGAATGGCTGACTTTATATACGCTGGTGATGGTGGCGCTTTCAAGGACTGTACTAAGTGCGGTGAAATTAAGCCACACTTCGAATACTCTCCTTCCAAAGGGGGCTTATTGTCGAGGGTTGGCGCATGCAAAGAGTGCCGGTCTGTGCAGTACGCAAAATACAGGGCAGAGAACCCAGAAAAAATCAAGGCTGCGGGCCTGAGGTGGTATCTCGAAAATAAAGAGCACGCCACTAAGAAACGCATGGAGTGGAGGTCTGCAAATCCAGAGAGAGATGCGGAGACCCTGAGGCGATATAGGGATGCCAACCCAAATCGCGCCGCTGAGATATACGCTGCAGATCCTTCTACGTACCTTAAGAAAAAAGCTGAGTGGCGTAAAAACAACCCTGAAAAATTTCGAGAAATAACGAGGAAGAGCAGAGAAAAGTCTCGGCAAAATCCTCAATACGTCTTGGAGGCAGCCATAAGAAATGGCGTCTACAGGGGTATAAAGCAGGGTTCAAAAGCCGGAAAGCGAACATTCGATCTGCTGGGATATACGTCTTCTGAATTGAAGAAGCATATCGAGAAATTATTCTCAGAAGATATGTCTTGGGACAATTATGGACGAGGTGATGGAAAATGGCATATCGATCACAAGATACCTTTGTCTGCCCACAATTATAGTGATCCGAACCATATTGATTTCAAAAAGGCTTGGGCAATGGAGAATTTGCAGCCTATGTGGGAAGCTGAAAACCTATCTAAGAACGCAAAACTCTTCGCGCCATTCCAACCGAGTCTGGCGCTAGCATGTGGATGAAATTCAAAGAGCGCTTCTCCTGGCATGTGACGCCAGCCGTCACCATCGTTTTTAAGCCTGACGGCGGCCCTCTCAAAGATGGCCGCTATCAGGTGACGCGCGCGTGTGCGGAAGCTGCTGGCGGCGCTGCTGAGCGGTGTGCGCGTGTAAGAGAAGTGCGGGAGAGCGACAATGGCGACGAAACCGGCAGCGGGATTGCTTCGCGACAAGCTGAACTTTCAGCGTCGCGAGACGATTGATGATTCTTACGGCAATGAGCAGGCTGGTGACTTCACCACCATGTTTAGTGCGGCCGCAGAACTCATTCCGCTAAAAGGCGGGGAAACCGTGACGGCAGCGCGCCTGACCGGGACGCAACCATTCATCATCCGCATTCGAAGCTGTTTTGCTGCGCGCGAGGTCGATACGGCCTGGCGCGTTGTCGATGCACGCAATCCGTCACGGATATTCAATATCACAGCGGCCGTCGATCCGAACAACAAGAATGCTTGGATCGAGATCATGGCAACGCAGGGAGTGGCGACGTGAGCTCGATAACTGTGACGTTAGGCGTGCGCTGGTGGGTCAAGGCTGCAGTCTTCATCGGCTGGCTGATCTACTACTCCATTCCGTTACAGTCGTGGCGGAATGCCTTTGCTGACTGGTTTGCCGCGGTCGTCGCCAAGCGCGGCGTGTGGGTGCGGTAATGGCACTTAAGGCGAGGATACTGGGCCGCGAGGCACTGAACAAGAAGCTCGATGCGATGGCACCGAACGTCGAGAAATACGCCGCAGAAGCGAAATATCAGGCCGCCAACGAAATTGCTGAAGCTATCCGTGTGCGTGCGCCTCGAGGTGCAACGCTGGAATACGCAGAGAGTATAGATGGCGACTTCCTGAAGAATAGGCCGCAGCAAGAACAAGTCGGAACAATTAAAACAAAAGACCCAAGTGCTGCAGGTGTGTTTGCGCAATTTATTTGGAATTGGCTTGAGTTCGGCACAGCCCCCCACGGCGCACACCCAGGTACAGCGGCTCAACCACACGTTTTTCCGACATATCGAGCGATGAAGCCAGCAATCAAGAAAAAGATACGCGCTGCAGTCAATCGCGGCGTGCGCGAGGCTATGGGGAAATAACACATGGCGTCGGCTGAACTTGAATTGCAAGGCGCGATAGTTTCGCGCCTGAAGGCGGATGCTGCCATTGCTGGCTTGGTCGGTGCGCGTATCTACGACCAACCGCCAACGCCAGTGATCTATCCGTACTTCACGATCGGCGAGGCGCAGACGCTTCGCGATGATGCGACATGCATCAATGGCAGCCAAGTCTTTCTGACCATGCATGCGTGGTCGCAAACGGTAGGCTTCCCTGAAGTAAAGCGGGTGGCAGACGCTGTCGTCGAAAGCCTGCATCTTGCACCGCTGACATTGCCCACCAACAGACTTGTTTCAATCATGCACCGACAGACGCGAACGTTTCGCGACGCTGACGGGCTGACCAGCCACGCCGTTTTGGAGTTCGTGGCATCCACGCACAAGCCGCTCGCTTAGCGCCGGCCATCAAACCAACAACCACATCTTTAGGAGACCACCATGGCCGATGGCGAACAGCTCGGTAGACTTTTGCTTATCAAGGTAGGCGATGGCGCCGACCCAGAGGTATTTTCGAATCTGTGCGGCCTGAAGGATCGAAGCTTCGATCTGTCCGCAAATTCGGTGGACACCACCAAGCCTAGCTGCACGAACCCCGGCGGCCCGGTTCAAAAGACTGGCCGCCCGGGCATTACCAGCAGGACATTTCAGGGCTCCGGCGTTTTCGTTTCGAGCGCCGCAATGAAGGCATTCATGACTCACGTCATCAATGCGACCGTCTTCAATGCTCAGGTAATCGTCCCCGGTCTCGGCACATTCGAGGGTTCGTATTTCGTGACCAGTTTCACGGCGAGCGGCGACATGGAGAATGATCTTCAGTTCAGCGCGACTTTCGAAGCTGCTGACGTTCTCGACTTTACGGCAGAGGCATAATCCATGGCCAAAGAGGAGAAGAAGACCGTGGTTGCGGCAAAAGAGCCGGTTTACAAATTCGCAGTCAACGAGGCGCGCGGTGAAGCGCGCCTCGTTATTGACGACGTGGAACTGGTGCTTGCTGCCACCATGCATGGATTGGCGGCCGTATCCAGTCGCCTGCAGTGCAAGTCTCTGAATGACCTATTCATTCGGCTTTCCGCGGTGGAACCAGCAGCGACAGTTGCTGGCATTGAGATATTGTCCATTAAGGGTGATGTCGACAAGGCGCTTGATAAGCTGAGGCTGAAGCACTTCGCTGCATGTGGATTGACGTTCAATGCAATCCTGGCTCATCACTTTGATGGTGACGAGGGAAACGTCGAAGCCGCCAAAGAGGCGGCGTAACAGACGGCGAGCCGTTCCCATGGCGCCAATGGATGCGGATGGGAATAGGTGGCCTAGGCTGGCGTCCAGCTGATTTTTGGGACGCTACCATGACTGAATTCTTTGAGGCCATTCGCGGTCACAACGAAGCACAGGGTGGCGAGACCGAGGCGGCAGCACCCAGCAATAACGAAATGGCTGCATTGCTGGCGAAGTACGGTGGGTGAGTAAGCCACGCGGCCGTTTCCACCACAGATTCCCTACCCCTTATAGCCCGCCTTATGCGGGCTTTTTCATTTTAGGATGCGCAAAGCATGGCTGACAACAGCGACGACCTGCTTATTTCCGTGTCGACTGACGTCACCACGCTGCGCAGATCAAATAAGAATCTCGAGGCCGCAATGGCCGAGACGCTTAAGAAGATCGAAGGATTGACGGCCGGCACCGGCGCGAAAATGGATGCTTCCTTTGCGAAGTCCAGCAGCAATATGGCTGCGTCTATGCGCAAGGTGGAAGTTGCGTCTGGCGGCGTTAGCAGGGCCGGCGCATCTGCCTCGGCCTCGTTTGCAAAACTATTCGCCCTTGTAGGGGCGGCTAAAGGCTTTCAGGGGCTGGTTGATAGCTCCATCCGCATGACCAACTCACTTAAGGTTGCTGGTCTTCAGGGTGCGGAACTTCAAGGTGTTCTGGACAAGCTATATGCATCCGCCCTGAAGAACCATGCGCCGGTTGAAAGCCTGACGACATTGTACGGCCGCGCCGCCTTGCAACAGAAGGAATTGGGCGCATCTTCGCAGCAGTTGGTAACCTTTACCGACAATGTCGGTAAAGCATTGCGCGTATCCGGCACTAGCGCCGCTGACGCCGAAGGTTCGTTGCTCCAGTTGGGGCAGGCGCTGGGCAGCGGTACGGTGCACGCCGAAGAGTTCAATTCTATACTTGAGGGCATGCCGGCTTTTGCGCAGGCGGCCGCGAAGGGCATCAAGCAGGCAAATGGTTCTGTCTCCGAACTGAAGAACCTCGTCATTAACGGCCAGATTTCCAGTCGGGCGCTGTTCGATGGATTTATTGCCGGCGCATCCGATTTGGATGCAAAGTTGTCCGGTAGCGCCACTACAATTGGCCAGGCATTCACAGATCTGCAAACCTCGCTAACCAAGGCTGTAAGCCAGTTCAATGAAGCATCAGGAGCCGGAAAGGCTGCTGTCGATGCGATCGAGGGCGCGGCAGGCAAGCTGAACGAAATTAATTTCGTTAAGTTGGCGGGAGAAATTCAAAATATCATCTCGAAACTCGACGAGATGGGTAGCGCATACGACGACCTGCTTGGCAAGGCAAATCAGTCCGGTGCTGGCATAAACACTTGGCTGATGGATCTTTCGAAGTCCATCAATGGTGGGAAGCCGCTCGTAAACCTTGGGCCTGCATTTTCGAACCAGCCGGTTGATGTAAACAAGCTCTCGCAAGAGCGCGCAGCCAACCAGACGCAAGGTGATGCTGACAAGCTTAAGGCGTTGCAGGATCAGCTAGATGCAGCGAACAAGCTGCAGAAGGCAATGGGCCTGCCGGTCAACAACGATGCGAATCTCGAAATCATCCGGCAAATGGATGAAATCAGAGACCACATTGCCAAGGCGAAGGACGAGCTAGTCTCGTTTAAAGCCGCTGCAGAAATGCAAGGGCCGGCAGACCTTCGACGTTTCCAGCGGACTCCGGGCTTCAAGGATGAACTACCGCCTGCGCGGCAGGTAGATATCAAGGACCCGAAATACGCCGCTAACGCTGCGAACGTACAAAAAGTCCAGAAAGCTTACGAGGATCTAGCCAAGTCTGCGAAGGATCGAAACGAGCAGCTTCAGCAAGAAATTGATCTGGTCGGAAAATCTGGCGCGGCGCTCGATGCGGCACGCACAAAGTTGCAATTGATGCAGAAGGCGCAGAACGAAGGCATTACCGGCGATCAACTGAAGAACATTCAGGCGCTGGCGGATGCTTATGGGAAGCTTGCGCAGCAGTTGGCCGGCGCCAATATGGTGCAGGCTGCGACGGAACAAAACCAGCAGATGCAGCAAGAGATCGATCTTGTTGGCAAGACTGGTGTTGCGTACGATATTGCGAAATACAAACTTGACCTGCTCAATGAGGCGAAGAAAAACGGCGTCAGCGGCGATGCTCTGAATGGCATCAACGCACAGATAGACGCCTACGCCAAACTTGCCGACACGCTCTCAAAGGTAAAGCTCTATCAAGATTTGAACGATCAGAATCGACTTTCTAGCATGTCGGAGCGTGATCGTCAGATTGTCACGATGCAGCGCCAATACGGGCAAGCAGAAGATCCGAGCAGCGACACAGGCATGGCCATCGGTAAGAACATCGATCGTCAGGCAAACCGCGAAGCCGTCACGTCATTTCTGACGGATTTCAAGGATGGACTCGTCAAAAACGGCGACAGCATCGGCAAGGCATTTGGCACGGCGCTGCAAAACGCGCTCACAAAGCAAGCCGATAAGCTTTGGGATAAACTGTTTACGCAGATCGGCAATGCGCTTTTCGGCACTGGCACGACAGGGGCAGGGACAGCCAGCGCAAGTGGCGTCACAGGCATTGCCGGCCTTGGCACACAGACTGTGGGGCGGTTGGTATCGCCGACGTCGATTGCGGCGCAGGCTGTGCCGGCGATAGCCGGTGCTGGCACCACAAAAACCGGCATTAGTCTTGCTCGCATCACCTCCGCCAGTGGGTTGGGTGCTGACGTAAACTCTAAGTATGCTCAGCAGTTCCAGGGTTTCGTCAAAGACCTTGAGGGCACTGGCTACAAGATCAAGTCCATAGGCGGATACAACTATCGGAATATCGCAGGGACGAACAAGCTTTCGAACCATGCTTATGGCGATGCGATCGATATCAATCCGCAGCAAAACCCTATGGGGAAAAACCTTGTAACCGACCTTCCGTCGAATGTCGGGCAGCTTGCGGCCAAGAATGGACTGTCGTGGGGCGGTGCATGGAATTCGAAAAAGGATGCCATGCATTTCGAGGTGCCGGACTCTGCGGCAGCACTCGACAAGTTGGCAAGTTCCGCCGGTAACGCGACCAAAGGTCTCGGCACTTTCGGGACTGGTGTTGGTCAAATAGGTCAGCAACTCAGCAGCGCTACAGGCAGCATGTTCCCAGCAGCCCCCGCCGCATCTGGTGGTGGTTCCGGCATATTCGGCTGGCTTGGCGGCTTGTTCGGCGGCGGCGGCGGCAGTAGCCAGTTCAAGGCAGCGTCGGCTGGTAAGCTTCTTCCGGGTCTCTTCGCTGACGGCGGCTATACCGGCCCCGGAGGCAAGCACACGCCTGCTGGCATCGTCCACGCCGGCGAGTATGTCGTGCCAAAGAACATTGTCGACAAGATCGGTGTTTCCGCTCTGCGCACGATGATGAAGGGCTATGCCGACGGCGGACTTGTGACACCAGCTCTGGTGTCTGCACCAAGGGCCCCTTCCTTGACTCCTCGTTCAGCAACCGCGGGGGCTAACAGCAACCAACCTGGCATTCTCAACGTGCACATTGTGGGCGCGAGCGGAGATGACCATGTGCGGATGCTGGTCAAGCAGGGCGTGGGCGACGGACTGAATCAGTACAACGATAGCCAGGTTCGCGGTGGGTTTGGCACCAATCAAAACCGGTGGACGGCCCGTAAGGGCTAACGGCAAAGGCAATCAATGGCCAATTATCTTAACCTGCCGACGCTGGCCGCAAACTTTTTGGGGCCAGCGAAGACGACGTTCGACGTTTCCGGTTCAAACATCGATGGCGGACGCAATGGTGTTGGTGAAAGCCAGTCAATCGAAATGAGTGGTGGCGGTCTTGTGACCGCCACATACGAAGATTGCAAGATCGTCAATCCTGAACAGTACGAATACGTCAACTGGCTCGGCGCCCGCTTTAATGGCGGGTTTCGCTTTTTGAATGTTCCGATCATCACCGATTGGTTTGGGCCATTTCCAAAGGTTGGCAGGTTGCCGACACCTATTGTGACCGGCATTCCACATTCGGATGGTTCGTTGTTTTCTGACACGTCTGGCTACAGCCAGGCTACCGTTTGGGGAGAGATCACGGAAGCGGCCAACCTGAATGCTGGCGTCATATCGATGCGCGTTTATGGCCTTTCCAGACCGTTACGTTGGTCAGATTGGTTCTCGATCTATCACGCCACCAAAGGCTGGCGCGCGTATCGCTATTGGGACGTACTAGCAGTCATCGACGAGGAAAACCCAGTTTATACGTTGGCCTTAGCGCCACCGCTTCGTGAGGCGGTCTCCGTCGGAGATCGTGTCGAGTTCGCGCGCCCTCGCTTCGTTGCCAAGTTCAAGGCTGATTTCACTCTGCCGTCGGTTGTTGAAGCATTCTTTGTGACACAGCAAACCATCCAATTTTCAGAGGCTTTCTAGCCGCTGTCGCGGGGACCTAATGGGCTGGATTCCAGACAACGTTATCAACGCTATGCGAGGAAGTCACCAGCTGGGGATATTCCTTCGTATCGACACAACGCCTGGCCTACATATCTGGTTTGGCGTCAACGATATCCCGATAGGCTTCGACAGCATCGACCCAGACGGCACCGTATATCTTGGTGGTGGAAGGCTTATTGGTGTTCCGACGCTCGAGGTCTTGGTTAATGGCACGTCTGACAGCGTCGATTTCACCATATCAGGCATAGACGCACATGCTGGAGCAACGCTCCTAAGCACCATCCCAACCGTGCGTGGCGCCGCTGTTCAGATGGGTATCACTACGCTGGATGATTATTTCCAGCCGATGAGTAAGGTTATTCCCATCTGGCAGGGCACAGCTTCGCATGTCAGCGAGACTGGTCAGACAGCGCAAGGTGAGGATTCACCATCCCTGACGCTCAGTCTTTCAGTGGTTACCGGCGAAGCTACGCGCTCACGTCCATCCCGCACGCTTTGGTCATCTGCACAACAGAAGGCGATCTCGCCGACTGACCTGTTCTGCGACGCAACGGCACGTTTGTCCCGCGGCGTCATTCCGGTTTGGCCTAATTACTGAAGCCGAAAGGCAACCCATGACATTGCACGAATTCTTGCGCCTGCCGCATCGTTTTCGATGGGGCGGGGTGGGTGGAGACGACTGCACTACATTCTGCGCCACATGGGTTGATGAGCAGATCGGCATAGATCCCGCTGAACGGCTCCGAGGCACATATCGCGACGAGGCTGGTGCTCACGAAATTCTGGCTGCGGCTGGTGGGCTTGTTTCCTTCATAGGTGGGTGCCTGTGGCCATTTGGCTACGAGCGCGTTGATGACCCGACAGACGGCGACATCGGCGTGGTGATGGCACCAGCTGGCGTGGGTGGCGACCTAAAAGAGGTAGCTGCCATTCGCTTCGGTCCCATGTGGGCGATCCTTAGCCCCGGTCGTGTTGTCACCAGAAAATTAGATTTCATCGCGGCTTGGAGGCGGCAAGTATGAGCTTGAAGCGCCACTACGAGGACATGCCGTCTGCTGAGGCTTTCCGTCGCGTTCGCGAGATGGATTTTCACTCTACGACTTCGTTATACACACTTCCGGCGCACGACCCAATTTTCACGCCGTTGTTTACGGCATTCTTTACTAGCATCGGGTTTAGCGCCACAGCCGCAGGTATCGCCGGCTCACTCACAACAGCGATCGTCACCACGGCAATCACGATTGGTATCCAGGCGCTAACTGCTCCGAAGCCACCAAAGCCAGAGGATGGTAAGGCACCAAAGACGCAGCCTATTCCGTATCGCGCATGGGGCGTTGGCCGAACGCGCGTTGCCGGATCTTATATGCTTTGGGAGGCAAAAGGCAGCAAGCTTTATGCCGTGCAGGCCATTGCCGGACATCGCATCAAGTCCGTCAATCGGTTCTGGCTGCACGATGACGAAGTATTTCTCGACGGCGATGGCGTCACGACCAACGATGACAACGGCCGCTACGGCAATAACGTCAAGATTCTTTATCGACTTGGCGCAGCCTCCGAAACAGCATTTCCACACATCACGGCAGATCTGTCTGCCGGGGGCGTATGGACAACGGCACACCGTGGGGACGGCCAAGCATCGCTTGGCATGACGGCAGGAGGTGCTGCGGCAAAAGATCAGGCTTCTCGCTTCCCATACGGAGTTCCGTCTTTGTCGGTTGAAGCGGACCTTACCTACTGTTGGGATTACAGAGATCCGGCGCAAAGCCCGACGAATCCCGCGACATGGACGTGGACACGCAATAGCGCACTCATTCTTTGCTGGCATCAGTGCTTCAATGAGTTCGGCCAGCGTCGCGACTATACCAAGGCCATTCTTCCGGTTCTCGATATGTGGATTGAAGAAGCCAACATCTGCGACGAGGACGTTCCTCTGAATGGCGGAGGAACCGAGAAACGATACGAGTGTAACGGCTTCGACACTACGGAAAACAGCCCGAAGACCGGAACGAACGCCATTCTTGCAACATGCGATGGATGGCTTTGCGAGCGCGGCGACGGAGCCCTACTCTTAACGGTCGGCAAGTTTCGAGAGACTCGCGTTGAGACACTGTCTGACGCTGATATTATCGGCCACCAGATACAGTACGACGTGCTTTTTGAAGACGAATGCAATCGGCTAGTTCCGAAGTTCACCTATCCGCAGACCGACTACACCAGCACAGATACTGACTTCTTTGAAGATACAACTGCGCAGCTCACCGCTGGTCGTGTGCTTTCTCAGGATGCTGATTACGGATGGGTTCACCAGTGGCGACAGGCTCGCCGGCTTGGCAAGCGCGATTGGCTACGCATCCAGCAGAAGGTTAAAGGTTCTGTCGACGTCAGACTTTCTGGCATAAACGCGATCTATAGCCGCTGGATTCGCTTATCGACGCCCAACCGCTTGCCAAGACTTGATGGCAAACTAATCGAAAACCGCCGCACGCAAATCGCGCTGACAAAGGGCGGCTTCTCCATGGAAATGGTGCAGCATCCAGACGACATCGATGCGTGGACGCCATCGGTAGATGAGGGAGCGCAACCTCCAGTCCCATCTTCCCCAGGCAATGCCGGACTAGAAACGCCAGTCATCAACAGCATTATAGCCACGGCGTCGAGCGGCTCTGTTTATCTTCAAGTCGTAATCGTCGATCCAGCTGACGATAGCCTGACACCAACGGTTCGCTATCGCGTTCACGATATAGGTGGTGGCGTCCCCGGAGGATGGTCTGAAAAAGTTAATGGCGATGCATCTCCATCAGGTGGATTCATCACACTGATAACGGACGTTGTTCCATCCGATCAGTTGCTTGACGTTGAGGCTGCTTTCATTAGCACCAAGGGCAAGTATTCAGACTGGTCTCCTGCCGAAGATGTGACTTCCGTTAGTGACCCTACGCCGACTGGCGTTGTCACTGGCGTCTCCGTTTCGCCTGGAACCGGTAATGCCACGTTCAATTGGACTGCGCCGAACAGCTCAAACTATGTCGGATCTCGCCTGTACTGGAACACGGTAAACACCTTCTCGACCGCAACGGCAATAAGCCCTCCAGAATACGGAGCGCCTGGCAGCTTCGATAGCCGCACTATTACGCTAACTGCCGGCATTAAATATGGCTGGGTTGTGGCGCTTAATCGTTCAGGCATAGCGGCAGCTGCTGTCGCCACTGGCGCATTCACTGTCACCTGACGCCCGCTTAGCGCAGGCTTTTTCTTAGGAAAATTATATGACGTTTTCACCAAACGCCTCGACGGTGTACGCCGACGGTCCTTCTACCGATCCTTACGAGCCGTCTAAAGCGCAAATTCGCGCGCTCCTCACGCAGTACGAAAACGCCATCGACGCCTTTTCGTCTGGCGCCGGTTCGATTGCCAAGTCGACGCGCGCTCTGCTGTTTGCTGATCTGGCGCATGATGCAGATGTCACGGCATGGGTCTATGCCGATCCGACGACCGCGTTTAACGGCATCTATCGCAAGAGTGGCGCGTCCGGTTCCGGCTCTTGGTCGCTTATCCTGCCGCTTCCTTATTCGTTCATCATTGCTAGCGACGTGGGCGCCGGCACGCCGAACGCCATTCAGGCGACGACCAGCATTCCTGTTTCGTCTTCGGCGCTTGTTTGGGTGACGCTGGCCGACACAACCACCGACAGCCCGGTAACGATCTCCTTCAACGGCGATACTGCGCTTACGATCAAGACAAACTCCGGCAACGATCCTGCTGCTGGTGGTTTGGCTGCCGGTATGACGATTCTCGGCATCAAAGCTGGCTCGACGTTCCGCATTCTGAATGACCAAATCTCAAGCGCGATTGTCGCCGCCGCGGAAGCCGCGGCCGATCGCGCGGAAGATGCGCGCGACGCCGCTCTCGGCGCGGTGTCCAACGTTTTCGCCCTGACTCGCACGGCGCTTAAGGCACTCGACACGACCATCATTACGGCCGCATATTTGAAGGAGGCCGACCGCCAGGGCCAATGGCTCTGGAAGACTGGCGACTTCTCCACGCAGATCGCCGCAGATACCAATGAGGGCCTTTACCTCAAGGCCAGCGCTATAGCCGCCACCTCCGGCGCATGGGTTCGCCAGTATGATGGCAACGTCTTGGCGCGCTGGTTTGGCGCCGGCCAGGCGGCCATTCAGGCTGCGCAGGGCCTTGGTGATGATGTCGAGATCGATCGCGCATTCGCCATCACGTCAACCGCTACATGGCCAAAGGGCAAGCGGTACTATTTCAAAGGCGTCGGCGAGCTCGACGTTGCTACGGGAGTGACGCTGACCATTCGCGGGCTTGTTGTGGCGGGCAAATGGCGGAATATCCCTTCCGGCACACCGACGCCAAATATGATCTTCAATTGCACAGGGACCGGCAAAGTACTCGGCCTTGCGGAAGTGTGGCCGGAATATTGGGGCGCCAAAGGCGACACGGTCAACGGCGTCGGCACAAATGATCAACCAGCACTACAGGCCGCACACGATTGTTGTGAAGCGTCCGTTGGGTCGGAAGGCGGTCGACCAACTATCCATCTAGGCTTGGGTGCCACGTACGGCATGTCCGCAACATGGGAACTTCGCCCAACGTTATTTTTCAATCTAAAGATTGATGGCGCTGGTTCTACGAGCGGTAGCAAAATCCAGCCTCTCGCTACCTTCACCGGGACGGATCTTGTTCACATCGCGGGCAAGACGAACGGCATCGGAAGTGCCGAAGTTGATTTTGAAATCGGCGGTTTTGCTCTTGATTTCGTCGTCGGCGTAAGCAATGCCGCCTGTGTGAACGGTCTTCGACTTTCCGATACCGGCAAGGAAATTCAATCCTTTGCGCTGTCGTCCATAAGAGACTTGAGGATAAACGCCTTCAAGATTGGCGTCCTGATGAACGGGACTGTACGCCTCATCCGTTGGGAGCGGCTTTCGATTTGGGCTGGGTCACAAGCGAATTCTATTTGCTTGAGCATTGATGTTGGGTTGAACGGATTCATTGGTGACCAGGAGTTTACGCAGGGTTGTCAGTTCGTGGCAAATTCTGCAGTCAGCACCAGCAAAGCTATCCAGATCGTTAACAATCAAACGTATACTGCTGGTCCGTTCAATCAAGTTGCAGGGATTCGATTCCACGGAATCATTACCTATTTCGGTAATCCCGCTGTATCGATCTTCGCAGGCAACGGTGGCCATATTCACGACATTTGGTTTACTGGTGGATGCCAGCATGACGCTGAAGTCGCAGGCCATTACGCCATAACCGCAAGCGGATCTGGCTCCATCATAGATACCATCACCATCGAAGATAGCTGGATGTTTGCGTTTACAACTGGCGTTCCTAGCGTGCTCGTGCAGCAGCTCTCCGGTGGTGTCGTCAATGGTTTCAGATTCCGCCACAATCATCAAAGTGAGATGCAGCATGCTAACGGCGTGTCGTGCCTTCAGGCAGCGTTCAATGGCGGCGAGATCATTGGTAACGAGATGCGAAACATCTCAAACCCGACCGGCTTCGCTATGTCGATCACTGCAGCGAATTTCACGATGATGGGTAATCAATTGTTCAGGGAGGCTGGTAATTCCGCAACCGTCTCTGGCTTTATCGTGCTGCAATCCGGTTGTTTCAATATGGTTGCCGCTAATAACAACTCGGGCGGCGGCTCGACTACTCCTATGTCGGACCTTTCCGGTGCCGTAACGAAGGCTGTCGCCAACAACATCTAATATGGAGGTGGGCATTTCTACCATGCCCACTTTTTTTCTTTCGGAACAAGATAATAGTCCCAATAGCCACGGTCGCACACGTAGAGCCATTCATTGATATCTGAGATCAAATTTCCGAATAGATCGGAGATGCGATAGCCATTAGCCTCTGCGAAATCATATAGGCTTTGCGCCGTGAGATTGTATAGGCTGTAAGCTGGCTTGCCGTACTCGATGCTAATTACCGGACGCGTTCGAGCCAGGAGGTTCTTCCCGCCCTGCAGTGCGGATATTTCGTGCCCTTCTGTGTCTATTTTTATATAGGCGAGATTTGCTAGATCGCGGAGCTCGATATCAAGAGTGCTGATTTCGACAGATATTTTCTTTGCGCCGCGGTCCATTTCGGTGGTGCGTTCCTTAAAGCCAGATTCTCCGACAGCTTTCGTCATGTGGAGAAACTCCCCAACCCCCGGTTCGGTCGAGAGGGCTTTCCGCCTTAGGTCAATTCGACCGTTCAGTTTGGAGCGGATGATATCGCAAAAATCTGGAACAGGTTCGAAGCAGATGACGAGACCGGAAGCGCCGACACAATCTAAAATTCGTTCAGTGTGGTATCCCTGATGTGCGCCGATATCTAAGGCGACATCTCGCACCTTTAGAAAGCTACGATAGCCGATAGACAATATGTCTTCGAAATCTGGGGTTGATCCGGACTGAATCCGCCTTTGACAATTGTCTGCGGTTTCCCGCGCAGATTTGCCGAACTCTTTCTTCAGCGAATCCATAGTGGATTGATGGAGAAACCTTCCAAAAATTCCAGTTGCCATATGAAAGCCTCCCGTAGCGTTTGGCCCACATAGCAACTTTTATAAGCACCCCGCAATAGGACATCCCAATGAAACTCGTACCGCGCTGGCGGCGCGTTCTCGCGCGCTCGCATGCGATGCGGCTCGTCTATATCGCGGGCGCGCTCGAAATCATTCCGTACATCATTCCATACGCCGACGGATACCTGCCGCGCTGGCTTTCGATTGCCGTCCTTCTGCTTTCGCCGCTGGGACGCATCATCGATCAAGGAGGCATTGATGCCGATAAATAAGATTGTCGCCACCAAGCGCGGCAAGGCTGCCATTGCTGCTGTGGTCGCGATGGCGATTAGCGGTAGCGTGGCGCTATTCCCCGGCCAGCCACCCGTTCATGACGACACCGCGCTGGCCGTGCAGACTCTCGTCCAGCCGTGGGAGGGCCGATCGCTAAAGGCTTATCTCGACACGATCCCGAAGCATCCAGTGTGGACGATCTGCGACGGCGACACCGACAACGTTAAGGCTGGCATGGTCGAGACACCGGCCGGCTGCAACAAGCGCGTGGCCGTCAAGATGGAGCGGGATTACCGGGCGCCTGTAGTAAAATGCATTGGCGACTGGGACAAGAAGCCGCTTAGCTGGCGTGCAATGATACTTTCACTTTCGTGGAATATCGGCGTCGGCGCGGCCTGCAACTCGACTGCGGCGCGTCTTGGGCGGGCTGGCGAATACGAACAGAGCTGTAAGGCTGCCACCGCCTTCAACAAGGCTGGCGGCCGCGTGATCATCGGTATCGTTCGCCGCCGTGAGATGGGCGACGCTCAACGCATCGGCGAGGCTGAACTCTGCGTTTCGGGTTTGCCGTCATGATCGCACTCCTAACAAGCGCGGCTGGCCGCTGGCTTATCGGCGCCGTGGCTGCCGTTCTCGTGTTGGTCGGCACCTACGCCTACGCGCACCACGGCGGCTACGTACAGGCAGAGACCTACTACACGGCACAGATTGCACAGCTAAAGGCCGACATCGCCACGGCCCGCGCCAACGAGATCGAGCGACAGGCCGCAGTGAACGACGCCGCCAAGGCCAGCGAAGCCAGAAGCATCGCGCAGATGCAGGCCGACAACCAAACCCTTCAAACCAAGATTGAGGAGCTGCAGCGTGAAGCTAGCCAAGATCCTGATGCTGGCCGCGCTGCTCTTGGCTCTTCCAGCGTGCGCCGCATCAACCAAATACGTTAGTCCGCCGCCTGCGCCTTCGCTGGCGGCGCCGGATTCGGCTTTGACGAAAGATTGCCCACGGCCCATCGACATTGGCGACAAGGCATTGACGCAGGCGCAAGTGGAACACTTCTGGCCGCAAGACCGTAAGGCACTCATTGAGTGTGGTCGCAGCAAGGCCGCGCTGCGCGACTTCTACGCCGAGCGTGACCGCGGATTGGCGGGTAGGAAATGAGCGGCGCAGATCTAATCGCAGCTATCGGGCCGATGGTCCCTGTCATCGGCCTCATTCTCACTATTTGGTGGCGCGTCGAAGGCAAGATCGATGGCGCCCGCGACAAGGCCGACAAGGCAGAAAAATACGCCGTAGAGGTTGAGCGGAAATTGGCGGCAAGCCAACTTCATAACTCAGAAACCTTCGCCACCAAAGCCGGCATGCAAGAACAGACCGCCCAACTGCTTCGCGCCATCGAAGGCGTGGGCAACCGCATCGACGGACTGCACGAGCGCCTTGACAGGGCCTTTGAGCGGACGACGCGCACCACCACTCGCGGATAGGAAACATCATGCCGACACGGCCACGCTATGACACATATCTGACCAAGGGCGACTGTTTCGACTTCTCGCTGACCTATGCGGCGGCCGGCGTCGTCGTCAACCTGACGGGCTATACAGCCGAGATGTCCATCCAATACACCTTTGAGCGCGGCCTTGGCCGCGTGAAGGTGACGGACAGCCTTTTGCTGACTGGCGATATCGTCGCCGCCGAAGGCAAGATTTCGTTCCACGCCACAGCGGCGCAAACCGACGCGATGCCCAAGATTTCGCAGGCCGAATATCAGATCCGCATTACCGATCCAAGCGGCTGCGTGACAACGCTTTTGAGCGGCAACCTGTCTATTTTCAAGAATAATTTCGAGGACGCGTAATGGATCAGGTCACAGTTTTAGAAATTCAGCGGAATGTCATCGAAGTCGCTGCGCTTGGCCCACGTGGGCCACAAGGCATCCAAGGACCGCCCGGCACTACAGACTTCAACGATCTAACGGACAAGCCGACGACGGTTGCAGGTTATGCCATTTCGGATGCTGAAAAGACGACCAACAAGGGCATAGCTAACGGCTACGCAGGGCTCGACAGCGGCGGTAAGGTTCCGTCCGCACAATTGCCGTCCTATGTGGATGACGTTCTGGAATATGCCAATCTAGCGGCATTCCCCGGAACTGGCAGCGCAGGCATAATCTACATCGCCGACGACACGGGAAAGATTTACCGGTGGTCGGGAAGCGCCTATGTAGAAATAAGCCCCTCGCCAGGGTCGACAGATTCCGTCACGGAGGGTACGACAAACCTCTATTTCACAGCGGCGCGCGTATTGGCGACGGTGCTTACGGGATTTAGCACGGCGTCGAGCGCGGTCGTTACCGCTGCGGATACTGTGTTGTCGGCGATTGGGAAGTTGCAGGCGCAGATTACTGACTTGACGGCGACGGTTGCGGGGAAGGCGGCGCTTGCATCGCCGACGTTTACCGGCACGCCCGCCGCGCCAACAGCAACTTCTGGTACGAATACGACGCAACTCGCAACCACAGCATTCGTTGCCACAGCAGTGGCGAATCTTGTCAATACGGCTCCAGGTACTCTCGACACACTTAAAGAGCTTGCCGACGCATTAGGGGACGACCCGAACTATGCGGCGACGACGGCAGCGGCGATTGCTCTGAAAGCCCCTCTCGCGTCTCCAGCGTTAACCGGAAACCCTACTGCGCCGACGCCAGCAGCAACCGACAATGATACGAGCATTGCAACCACCGCCTTCGTCAAAGGTCTGTATAGCACAGCATCATTGACGGCCGGTTCAGGATGGACCGCAGGAACCTCACCAGATCAGCCGCAAGCGATCAAAAACGGCAATCATGTGCATCTGGATGGGCGAGTTACTCAGACGGCAGCAACGGTTGCCGCTGCGACGCCGCTCGCGACTATCCCGGCTGGCTACCGCCCAACGCGTAATGTCTTCGGCACTGTAGTAGCGGTCATCAGCGGCGGTGCTGGGTGGGAAGTGATTCCAGTATCTATTAACCCCGCTGACGGAACGGTCTTTACCTTCAAAGCCTCCGTCGGATCTGTAAGCCAAATTTCGTTCAATTCGTTGACGTTCGATGTTTCGTTCACTTAATCACCGAGCCCGCTTGCCCTAACCGGCGAGCGGGCTTTTTTTGTTTTTAGTAACCCACCCCCCGCCACGTCCATCTTGACAAATTTGTCAAATTGAAATAGTGTAGCAATTACCACTAAACCACCACAGAAGAGGAGACCGCCATGAGATATTACAGATATGCAGGCGTAGCAGTTTTGGCTTTGGCCGCAGTTCTTTTTGGCGGCGTCTATTCTCTGGCGGGAACGCCAAAGCCCGCAATCACGGCGGCCATCAAGTCGCCGCCCGCAACGGATGCGGCAACCGTCAAGGTGGTTGTTGAAGACGGCCTCGGTTCGGGCGTTTCGATCGGCGATGGCTTTATCGTCACGGCTGGCCACGTTGTCGGCGATCAGAGGGCCGTAAAAATCAAGGAGCGCGACGGAACGGAAACGACCGCCGATGTGCTCTGGGCAAGCAAGGTTTACGACATTGCTCTGCTTCGATCGACAGCTAACATTCCTGCCGCTACCTTGTCTTGCTCCACCGCCAAGGTCGGAGACGCCATCATGGCCGTCGGCAACCCTCTCGGCATGGAGTTCATTTCAACATACGGCAAGATTGCTGGCGACCCTCGAGAGTTTGGCCCGAATTGGAAGTCTGCCTTTGTCACGGATCTGACCGTCATTATGGGAAATAGCGGCGGCCCCGTGTTCAGCGCATCCGGTGATATTGTTGGCATAGTGGTCGGCGTCATGGGCGTTCCCGGTCCTAACGACAGCAAGTCATATACCGGCTTCAGCACGGTCGTGCCGTCGTCTGTGGTGTGCGCTCTGTTGGGGAGGGTGAAGTGATGTGGAAGTTCACAACAAATCTGTTCTTTGGAACAGCATTCTGTGGCGCTGTTTTTCTATATTTCTGCGCAATTCTATATCTGAGTTACAAGTTTGGCGCCTTGATTGCTGGAGCGTGCAACTCGGATGGCTTTGGATTTATGGCGATGATTGGTTTCGGTGTTTCCGCATTAGGGGGAACTATCATCGCACTTAAGGAGGTGTCACAATGACAGCCCGCCTCATCGTTCTCAACGTCTGCTGGGCCGCGCTAGTCGTGTGGGCCGCCGTCATGGGCTACGTTTCGTTCGTTTTCACCCATGACGTGTCGCATATTTCCTACGGCATTTCCGCCATTGCTGCGGTTGGGCTTGCCGCCGTCTTCTTCGGACGAACTGAGCATCTGGCACGATTGGAGGTCTGGCTCGTGACGCTTGGCCTTATAGGCAATGTCGTCGGTTTTATTTTGGCTCTGCAGCACATCGACACCGGCTCCCTTGGCTCAGCGGAGGGCGTACAGCGCGTTGCGGCAAGTTTGCTGGCCGGTATGGGCGTCGCGTTCTGCTCGACGCTGGTGGGCGCCATTGCGGCGCTGTGGGTATCGACCGTGGCGTGGGTTGTTGGTGCTAAGGAGGTGGTGTGATGGTAACTTTAGAAGATAGAGAACCGGGAGTTTACGCTATAACTTCGCCGAGCGGGAACTTTTACATCGGATCCTCCAACAACATGCGGACGCGCACAAGACACCACAGAAGTTCTCTTATGCGCGGAGACCATAACAACACGTCGCTTCAGTCAGCATATCACAAATACAATGGCGATCTTGTTTGTACTGTACTGGCAGCATGCTCCGTAAGTGAACTCATCTCAACAGAGCAGCGATTTATTGATGCTATGTCTCCAAAATACAACCAGTCTTTAGTGGCGGGGCGCATAGAGCAGAATGAAGAGATGCGGCGTAAGAAAAGTGAAAAGTTGAAGGGGAGACCAAAGACAGAAAAGGAAAAAAGGACACTGTCCGAAGCCGCTAAGGGTCGCAAACATTCAGATGAAGCGCGCGCAAAAATGAGCGCTAGTCGGATGGGTATGCAGAGGTCTCCAGAGGCGAGGGAGAAGACGGCGGCAGCGCACAGAGGAAAGATTGTCTCAGAGGAGACTAGAGTAAAACTCAGTGCTGCGGCGATGGAATACTGGCATCCAAGCAGAAAGTTTCAGATGGAGATGCCGCTATGACCGCTATCCTCATACGCGATTTGCTCATGAATATGCTTTTGGGCCTCGTCGCCCTCGTCGTTTTGGTGCTAGCGCAGGTCAACCCCACAGCCCAAGCCGACCCAATTAGCCAGCCAGGCAACCTAATAGCCACCATCTCGTGGCCCACCGGATCAGACGACGTAGACCTTTGGGTGTCCTACGCAGACGACTTCGCTGTGGGATATAGCAACAAGTCCGGAAAGGTGTGGTCATTACTTCGTGATGATCTCGGCAACACCAACGATTCGACTCCGCTTAACATGGAGGCCGCCTTCACACGCGGCCTACCGGACGGAGAGTATGCAATCAATGTGCGCTGCTACACCTGCACGACACTGCCAATGCCTGTATCCGTTGATGTTCGGCTCCCCGACGGCTCGACTGTGTGGCGCGGCCAGTTGGATATCATGAAGAGTGGTCAGGAGCGAACTGCTATCCGTTTTCGCGTGGCTGGCGGGCAGGTTGTTGCCGATAGTGCCAATCAGGTTTTCAAACAGATGAAGAGGAGAGGGTGATGGATTGGCAACCGATAGAAAGTGCGCCTAAGGATGGAACGGACATTTTCGTTTTCGCCATTGGTTACACATGGCCTGAGGTAATTAGGTGGGAATTGTTCAGTACGCGCGATGCAGAAGAAGTCGGAGTTCCTGGCTACTGGCGATACTCCGAAGATTTGCTATCCGATGCCTGTGTCATTGAGTTCGATACATTCACCCACTGGTCTACAATCGTACTTCCGGTGATCGCATGACCGCCGCAATCACCCTCTGGCTAGGCTTCGTCCTCTCGATCGGCGCCATAACATGGTTCGGCACGAGACGGCAGGCGGTGGCCTTTACAGTCGTCTCTGTAGCCATGGGATTTCTGTCAGCCATACCGCTAGGCCACGCCGCACCCTGGCAACCCACCAAGGGCCAATACAAGGTGCTTGGTGCGCGCATCGATGTCGACAAGGCAATCTATATCCTCGTCGATACCAATCCTGAACCGCGCTTCTACAAGTTGCCGTACAGCAAGGAGACGGCTGGCGATCTGCAGAATGCTCAGGACGCTGCTGATGCGCACGGAAGCAGCGTCACGGTAACTATTGGCGGATCCGCTGCGGGCTTTGCCGAGGGAACGGAACGCAACAGAGAGCCGCCTAAGCCTGCCGAACCGCCTGCACTGGTGACGCAATGAGCGTCGTCTACGCCTTTGCGGCCCTGATGGCCGTCGTCGTGGTCGGGTGCTGGTACGGCTTGAAAAGGCTTGGGCCGGAACCGGAAGAGCCGACATCTATTAAAAAGGAATCCTAATGCCCACACGTCCACTCACAGATGAACAATTGAGCGAAGCCGTGGCCGCCAGAGCTGCACACGACAGCGAAGCTGCGACTGCCTCGTTTCTCGGTATTGCCAGATCGACTTTACAGAACCGCCTTGCGCGTGCTGCAGAGCGCGGCATGCTTGGCACGAAACCGGTTGCGGCAAGTGTGGAAAAGTTGCCGCCAATGGCACACGCCACTAGGCGAGCCGAAACGCTTCGCGACTGGATACAGTCGATGTTGACCGGCACGGCGTATCCAGTCATCAATCCGGAAGCAATCCACGTTGAACCGCAATTGGGCCTGCGATACGAAAAAGCCAGTGGTGAATATGTCGAGTCAGAGAAGGCGCCCAAAACATGGGTGTCTGACACACTCATGGTAGAGCCGATAGAGGATTGTCGCAACAAGACGTTTCTGTTTACTGGTGCGCAAAACGATGCGCCGGTGCACGAGGATTTCTGGCAGAATCTGCAAGCCTACGCCGAACACCTTGGCGCCCAGATCGTGGTCGGGCCGTGGACATACGAAACGTCGTGGTTCAACGAAAACTCTACGTCGGCCAGATCCTATGATGCAAGCATTATCGAACACATAGCGTTCGGCCAGATGCGTATTGGCAACAACTTCATCTTTGCGGGTGAAATGAATACCCTGCCGACGGCTAGCCGTCCAATCTCTGATCTGGTGACTTACAGCCGTGGACGGTGGGCCGTCTTTCCGCACGCCAAGCTTCAGCTGAAAAGCGTGCCGTCGACAGATCCTCGCCAGCAGGCACACCAAGTAATGACTTCCGGAGCTGTAACGAGACCGAAGGTCATTCCACGTAAAGCCGGCATCAAGAGCATTTTTCATCACATCATTGGAGCTACTATCGTAGAGTTCGATTCGGCTGGCGATCTCTTCTGCCGCCAGATTAATGCGGCCGACGACGGCTCATTCTACGATCTTGATCGGTTCATCTATGCGGGTGTCGTGACTGCACGTCATCGCGTTAAATCTATGGTCTGCGCTGATATCCACCGCAGGAAACTTCATCACGACAACTCCCTCGCGACGTTCGGTTTCGGAACTGACACCACGACAACATATCGTGACAACATGGTAGACGTGCTTCGGCCAGAGGAAGTCTATGGTCACGATGTCTACGACAATGAGTCCGGAAACCATCACCATATCGGCGACAACGCATACTCGTACGAATTGGCTTTCCGTGGGCGACAGAGTGTTCTTGATGAGGTGAGACAGGCAGGCGAATTCGTAGCCCGGGTGCGCCGTCCAGGCGTTACGCCAGTGGTTGTGGAAAGCAACCACGATATAGGCCTCGAGCGTTATATCCGCGAAGGACGATATCGCAACGACGGCATCAATGTGCGGTACGGATTGCAGCTTGAAGAGATCTACATGGCAGCACGAGAAGCGCAGGCTGTGGCGTTGGATACCGGCAAGCCAGTTCCGTCCTTCAGCTTGTTCGAGGCCGCTGCGCGCGCCGTATGCGATGGCCTTGACGGTGTTGAATGGGTGCATGACGGACAATCCCGCATTGTCGATGGCGTCGAGTGTGGCAATCACGGCTTTCGTGGAGCGAACGGCGCCAAAGGTACGATATCCGGTTTCGCCAGGATCGGTCGCAAGATGTCGATCGGCGACAAGCACTCTCCGGAGATCATGGATGGCGTCTATTGCGCCGGCGCCATGAACTTGAGCCACGGCTACAACAAGGGGCCGAGCTCGTGGGCCGTGTCTCACATCGTTCAATACCCGAATGGCAAGCGCACGTTGATCACGTTGCAGAACGGCAAATGGCGTGCCGCAAAGCCTCGGGTGCGAGTGGCCGCGAATGACAATCAAAAGATGGGAGTGGCCGCGTGAGAAATCCAATACCATACCCATTGCGATCTGCAAAAATCAGCGTCGATATCAACCCATTCGGATTCTGGTGGAAGCCTACCTTCTACCGCCAGAAGAAACTGTCTGAGCGAGCAAAGGCAGATGGCGTAACTATCTGGTGGGCACGATGGGCTTGGTTCCAAGTGAGCTACGGGAGATGGGTATGAACGAGGAAAGCAAACTCGACCAAGACCATCAGATTCGCGTCAATGCGCTTCGACTTGCTCTCCAGCATAAGAAGGAGAATGGCACGCGGTATACCATTCATACCGTTGCCGCTGCCTTTGAACGTTACATCCACTCAGGAGCAGAATTCCGCGACGTCTAACCACCACCTGCCGGTCACCAATCGGCAGGCACCACCACGAAGAGGAGACTGAGATGAGATTGAACATAGAAAGCACTGACGCAAGACAGGCTAAACAAGGGAAGTGGCACTCATGGTTCGCGTGGCATCCAGTCCGCGTTGGAGAGGACGATGTTCGTTGGTTGGAGCGAGTTTCGCGACGAGGCGGATGGGTGCCATACACTGGATGGGTTTGGGAATATCTTTCCGCTTTTGCGGGTGACTGTGGCAAGCCAAACGTAAAGCCGGAGGATCTTTCCGTATGACCCACGCCAACGACAATCGCACCAACTTCACCGATCTGCGCGCAGCCAATATAGCGCGCCAGAAGGAGTGGGACGGCGACAACCAGATCGACCTTGCCTACCGTGGCAACGAACTTGCCGGCGAAGTAGGCGAAGCCTGCAATGTCATCAAGAAGCTTGAGCGAGAGCGTCGAGGCATCGCAGGATCGCGAGACACTGTCGAGCACTTGGCCGAGGAACTGGCCGACATCGTGATCTGCGTCGATCTCGTGGCTATGCAAGCCGGCATTGATCTCAACGCAGCGGTGCGAGCCAAGTTCAATGCCACCAGCGAGAAGGTTGGGCTGCGCACCCGCTTGGTGGCAGCATGACCAAAACCTACGTCATCGCGGACCTTCACGGCCGCCACGACCTGCTGAAGGCCGCAATATCGCACATCGAACATCAGTCTGTTGGCGGCACGGTCGTCTTTACCGGCGATTATGTCGACCGTGGCCCTGCCTCAAGGCAAATCATCGAAACGCTTATGGCTGGTCCGCAAGCGCCTGGCTGGACGTGGGTCTGCCTTCGTGGCAACCACGAAGAGATTATGATTGCCGGTTGCATGGGCGCTATGTCTTGGTGGCTGCCGAACGGTGGCGGTGCGACGCTGGTATCGTACGGCGCCAAACATGGTGACGCTGCGAAAGATGCTCTTGCGCTCGTGCCTCAAGAACACTTGCGCTGGATGCATTCGTTGCCTGTCGTCCATACCGACGACAAGCGTCTGTTCGTTCACGCAGGCGTGCAGTCTTACCGGTCTCTCGATGAACAAGACGAGCAGCAGAATACATGGATGCTTTATCCCGACGGCGCCGAGGACGGATATGTCTTCGGCGGTCACGATCTTCATGTCGTGCATGGTCACCACCAGCATGAAGACGGGCCGATATTGCTCAAGGGTCGCAGCAATTTCGATACGCTGGCTTGGTATACGGGCCGGTTGGTTGTCGGCGTCTTCGATGATGACGTAGCCGGTGGTCCGGTAGGGACGATCGAGATCAAGGGGCCGTCCGCGCTAGAACTGAGGGAGGCTGCGTGATGCACGACAACAGTACCTTGCCGACATGGCACCATCGACATGAGCCAGTTATACCGAATTCGCAAAAGCAGTATAACGACTACATCGCCACCACGACATTTGGGTCGCTTGATAAGTACGTAGCGTCCAATGACAACGTTCCGCAGGACGAGAGCGGCGCGTCGGCTGGCTTTGGTGTCGGCGCCGAGCGTGGCCAGTATATCGGCCTGACGCGCCGAACCGACATCGGTGCGCGTGTTGTTGCCGCCGTGGAGGCGGAGCGCCACGGCGATTGGATGCAGACTTTCACCGGTCGTCAGTACTGGCCAATTGACCCACGCGCCGACGAAGTATTCATTGAGGACATCGCTCATTCATTGAGCCTGCAGTGCCGTTATGCTGGCCACTGCATCCTGCACTACAGCGTGGCGGAACATAGCGTCCATATCGCTCGCTGGCTGCTTCGCGAATACGGGCCGCTCACTGCGTTCTATGGCCTGCTGCACGATGCTACGGAGGCATTCTGTGTTGACGTTCCGCGACCGCTCAAGCCATCGTTGACGAACTACAAGGCCATCGAGCAGCGCAACTGGTTGGTGATCGCCGAACGCTTCGGCTTGCCGGCCGAGCTGCCCGACGCAGTACATGAAGCAGATACGCGCATCATCGGTGATGAGCTCGTCAATATGCGGCCCATGGAGTGGCACACCCGTCACGGCGCTCCGCTGGGGGTTCATATTGGTTGCTGGTCGCCGGCAATTGCAGAGCGGGAGTTTCTGTCGGCGTTCGGCGTATTGGACGCTGCGACTAAGGATGTGAGGAGGGCGGCGTGA